CTTAACCGCTCTTTTGCCTTTTACCAACTCTTTTTTTACCTTTTTACTTTTAATTAAATTTCAAACTCTTTATCATATTCCATCATTCTCTCGGTAATGATGCGATGAATCAGATAGCCTATTTCCTTGGCGTTAGGATGCGCCTTGCCGGTACTTTCATGGAAGCGGAGGTCCAGGATATGTTTCCACTCCTTGAGGGTATAGGTATAGGCTACCACCGTATAGGTATCGAGAGGAAGAATGCCGCGGGCATCCTGCGGCTTCATGCCCGAATTCAGCAAACGGCGATAGAGCCAGTCGGCTATCTTGCATCCGGCAAGATAGAGGAACTTCTGCCATCGGGTGCCTTCATGCAACCAATGCGGACGGGCAATCTGCACGCCACCTTTCTTCTCCAGGTTCACATAGCGTGTGCTCTGCTCGCTGATGCTGTTGGGCGATGTGCGGTTCAATTCTCGGCTGGTACTGATCTGCGTGGTAACAACCATGGTCATACGGAGGAGATAGAGAGCCTTTTTGCAATCATACTTCAGTGCCTTCTCAATGAACTCATTTTCCTTTACATCGTATGGGGTGAGGATGTCGAGGATTTCGTCATGCTCGGCAAGGAACTGCATGTTGCTGCTGATCCATACCTTCTTATCCTTCACCGCATAATTGATGTAAGGTGAAGCCACGAGGAGAGACCAGAGAGACCTCGGCAGCTTATTGTCGTTCTTGACGAAGAAATAGATGGTACCATGACGGAGCATAGAGCGATGACCGCTCTTCCAGAAACGGTTGACCAACTTTGCAGCCTGTACTTCCAGAAACTCCTCTTTCTTTTCTTCAGAAAGTTTTTCGTCAGGCTGCTTGGCTTTGCTCTTGTAGCAGATTCTGCCTACACGGGCAACCTGTTGTGTGCCGGTCTTCTGAGGCCACCACTCAACACCAGGAATTACTAATTTCATATTGTTTCTTATTTGATGTTTATATATCAAAAATCTATTACACCATTCCGATACCACTTGGAGACAAAGGCAAAGATGTTGCCTATCTTATGCTGTGCCTTGTATCGGGCGAACATCCGCTGATAGGCTTCCGTACCCCTATCGCCTTCATATTGAGGAGCATTGGCTTTTATCCATGCCGATACTGTTTTGCAGCGAAGGGCAAATGCCTTGCGATGCGCTATCTGCTTTTCGCTCCATGGAACAGACTGCTTTCTGCTTCGATGCACCAGATAGACCGTACCCGTGCGGCGTTTGGTTGCCACATAGAAATCATCATCGGGATTCAGTTTGCCCGATATGGATGAAATGGGTGAAGTGGTAGTTATTTTTGCCATTTTGCCAATATTTTATCTGTGCTCAGTCTGTACTCAGTCTGTACTGGAACTGTACGGGATGTTCACTTCATAGCCTTACTTTAAAGCATGGTTAGGTATACCCAACTCCTGCTCTCTAATCTTCTTGGCCACGAACGAAACGTAGTCCCAAAGATGGAACATCGTGCGGTTGTTCGGTATCACGTAATCATAGCTGTTGAAATCAATCTGAACACGATACTGGTCTCTGTCGGTACGTTCCTCAGAGATACCACGTTTCTTTAGAGTTTCCGGCTTTGCCGAAACATAAACGGAGATAATCTTAGCCTTCGGGCAGCGCTCCATCAGTTCCATCAGTCCTTTCTCGTCGATGACGTAAATGGCGGCACCATTTATCTGCTTCTTCTCCGTCCAATACTCGTAATTTCCGTATCGGGTATAGGCGAGCATTTCGCTTTTCGGGACATCACATTTCTTTACAAAATGATGCTCCTTGCCGTCCACTTCACCTTCCCGCATCGGACGGGTGGTATAGGAACAGAGCACATCATATCCCAGGATGGCAGACAACATGAGTGCTACCGTGTCCTTGCCAGCCCCAGAGGGACCAATAATCGTTATCAATTTCATAATCTTATCATTTTACTTGATGAGTTGTCATCACCATGCGAAAATCTCCATATCTCGCCAGCGATGGATATTTCTGCAGCACGAGGTTGCGCAGATTACCATAATCACCCATGTTAACTACATATTTCTTCAGTCCGAAATCGAAGTTGCAGGTGAAGTCCAAACTTATCTGACGAATGAACTTCTCACCCCCCCCCGAAACCGGACATTACATCGAACACTACTTTCATCCATCGCTGACCTTTCTGGTCGAGCCATGACCCCTTGGGGATTTCTACTTTTCTCTTTGCCATAATCTTATATCTTTATTGTATTAAAAAGCTTTTGCCCTTACAGGGCGTGTGGGGTTAAGGTTCTTTTTACCTTTAAACGCCCCTTTCCCGCCATACCTGCTGCAGAATAGAGTGATATTCTCCTTCGCCCAAATTCACCTTGAAGGCGTGGATGAGGTAATGATAGCTCACGGTATGGCTGCTGCCTAACTGCCGCCACTTCTGTGAAGCCTGGGCAGCGTTGTACTTCCGGCTGCAGGCTGAAAGCTCGTGAAACAGACGTTCGCCATAAGGGTGCGCCTTCAATGACCAACCTGCCTTCGTCCACTCATCGTAGCTTTCCGTAATGTTGATGTTTCGGCTCACTAGGGCTTTTACGATGAGTTCGATGATGCGGTCTTGCGTGCGAGGATCATTCCAGAAGGCTGAGTTGTCGCTACCGCCGTAAGCGCTGGAGGCGTTACTCTGCGGTGGGCGGTACATCGGGCGTGCCTGTGGTATCACCTGCGGTTCGTCCATCTGCAAGCCTTGGTAAGGCTGCACATTGTTATTAATATATATATGGTCGGCATCATCCCATGAGGCGAAACGCACACGACCGATATTGCCACATTGCTTGTCGAGCACAATGCCCAGGGCGGCATATTCCTTGAGGATAGCCTTGAACTGCTCCTTATGCCTGTCGGGATAAGCCAGGCGAACCAGTCCGAAATATCCTGTACCCGAACAGGAACGCATCAGCAAACCTATCTCAGGACGGAAGCGAGCCACCATGCGGATATTCTCGAAGCTAGTAAGCTGCTGGTTGTCCTGAAGGTCGATGTCGATAGCGAGCCATCCGGTATGCTGATAAAGATGTGTTTCACGGCGTGAAACCATCACACGCTGGCCTGGGTGGGTCAAACTATCGTCTTCATAAAGACTGAAGAGACCGCTCAGTGTGGCACCAGGAAGCATCTTCTTCGTGTCGATATACTCCGGCATCTTCTTCGCCTTGCTGCCATACTGCTGTCGCATGGCTCTCAGCTTCTCTACATACGGCTTCCATCTGTCCGTCAGACAAAACTCACGGATAGACATCTGCGTGATGCACTCGCCAGTCTCCATATCGATGAAGTCACCGTGGGCATCCGTAGCAGACTTGTAGATAGAACATATCTCTTCAAACATACCTTACATATATTATTTATTCATTTTCGCTGCAAAGATACAAAAATAAATCGGAAAAGTATAGGTTAGCTATATAATTTTTGAAATAAGTTATATTTTTAACATTTAATATATAAAAAGTAAAAAGGTAAAAGGGTAAAAAGGTAAAAAAGCATTAGCCACCTTCTGCCTTTTCTTCTCGGACCAGCGATGGAATCACTGGGAACGGAGGCGAGAATGGAGCCACGCAACCCCCGCCAGGCTCTTTTTACCTTTTTACCCTTTTACCTTTTTTGGACCATTCTTCCCAAAAAGTACAAAAACGGTTCAAAAAGTCAAAAAATTAAAGGGGAAACAGGAAAATGGCTTGGACCATGTTTTGTTAACAAATATAAATTGACCATACGCAGACCTGTTATAGTCCGTTAAAAGGTGAATTTCTATTTTTGCATAACTTATGCTGAAGCATCCGATTTGTTGCATTTAGAGCAAAAATTTAATGATTTTCTTCTACTTTATATATAAGAAATGGTGAAAAAAAAATATTAGAAAAGAGGTTTGTACACATTTTTCCCTTATTTTATGGGGATTTTGCCCCCTAGCTGCCACTCTATCATATCCCCATAATTACTTTATTGTTCGGAGTTTACGGCAAAGCCGTTGATGCTACCAACTTCTTTTTAGGATTAAAGGGTTTTTACTTTTTAGGAGAAATAAAAAAACAAGAAAAATCTGTAGGGTAGTAGTGAAAACGAAGATATTTTTTGACTTTTTGCCCTAATTCACCCCTAAAGTCAAAAAATCAATGAATTAGAGAGAGAAACACTTCATACAGGAAAATACGTAAAAAAAAAGGCTGCCTCGCTTCACAGCGAAACAGCCTCGAATGAAAATAATAATAAACTTAAAAACTAACAACTATATAAATAATCAACAAAAAACCTTTCTGCTATTTATTCTTCATAAACTGGTTAGCCTTATTCAGACTATCATGCAGTCCATCACGACCGTACATGTTAATCTTGGCGTTGATAGGCTGGTTCAAACGCTGAATGAGCGCATTCACGGCTTGCAGGAGCGCCGCATTGCTTGCAGCGCTGGCTGCTAATAGTCCGTCTGCCGCTGACGCGCCAGACGAAAGATTACCATTGCTCCCTTGCGTGCCTGCTGCAAGAACATCACCCACATTGCCATTATCAAATGCCCTTCTTACTGAGTTCCTGCCCGAATAGTTGCTGTCGTAATTGACCAGAGCTTTCAGCAAGCCAGGGTTATTCATCATCATCGCATGGGTGGTTTCACGGCCAATGACGATTTCCGGTCCTCTCTCGGCTACGAGAGACGGCTGCCCATTCACGGTGGTGGCGGTTGGTGACGTGAGCATCTTCACGCCCTGCATCTGCTTGCCGTCATCCTCCTTCGCCCAATATACTTCGCCATTATCAGCCACAAATGGCTTCAAGTCCTGCACATTACCATTATCGTAGGTAAGCATACCGGTTACGAGCTTGGTGTTGGTGGAAGATGTATTACTCTTCTTCTTGCCACTGCTGAAGGCAGAGTTGAGTGCCCACTGGAGCAAGCCCATGAGGGTAGCCATCACACCTGCGGCTGCAATAGGACCAGCAATAGGACCCAGGAACTCAAAACACTTAGCCATCGCGCCCGCGATAGAGAAGGTCATTCCTGCTTGCGTGCGGGCAGCATCCGATTCGGTAATGGCTTCGTTATTAGCTTGCGTTGCAGCAAGGTTGGTAGTGAGCGCAGTCTGGGTCATAGCCATACCTGTATTCAGAGCAATCTTTGTGCCCTCAGTCTGTTCCTTGTTTCCGGCATCGGTTACATCCGTGATGTTCTTAACACCCTGGGTAGTTACCTTCTCACGATCCTTATTACCTTTCTTTACCTCTTTACTCAGCTCCTTCTGGTGCTTCTTCTCCTTCTTCAGCTGGTCAGCTTTCTCATTGTCTTCCTTGGATTTGCCGCCAGTCTTGAACTCAGTGTTCATCAAACCACCGATGAAGGAACCACCGATACCGACTGCAGCATCAGCTAAGGAACCGCCACCTGCGATAGCATCGGCTGCTGCTGTACCCGTTTGCGTGGCGGCATCATTGTAGAACGCATTCGCATTGTCTCTGTTGCGATGTTCCCACGCACGAGGGGCACCATTTTTCTCTGCCTGCTTATTCTCCTGCTCTGGGGTTGCAGGGGGCACGTATGGAGGCACAATAGTCGGACTGTTAAGATTGATAGGTGTACCATCAGGATTCCAACCGAGAGAAGGCTGCTGCGGAGGCAGATTCTCAAAGTTAGACTGCGGCTGCTGAGTGAGATAAGATGCACCCTCATCTACGAGTCGCACGTACATAGGATTAGCCTTTGTACCGAGCTTTGAGAAATCCTCCTTCACGGCATTGGCGTTAGCGTTGGCTCTCGCTTTATCAATATCAGGCTGGGCTTTCTTCTTGGCTCGCTTGGCACCTGCATCATTGATAGCCTTCCACATCTGCGTATTCACGTCGTTGAGTGCCATGGTACCCCACGATTCGAGCATAGACTTCAGGGCGTTCTTGATGGCTTCCTGTGCGCTGCTTACATCGTTACGCATTTCGGCAAACGCTTTGCCTACTTCCGCACCGAAGGTTTCGATAGGCTTCACAAGCTGCTGCATCTGCGAAAGGCGGTTCTTCATCGCCGCTGCCATCTGATTGACGTATGCGAGTTCTGCCTCCTGACGAGCCTTGTCTGCTTCATCGAGGAGCTGCTTGTTGCGTGAGTTTTTGAAAACGAAAGCATAATAGTCTTCTGCCATCTGCATCTTCATCTTCATCAGCTCCACCTCTGGGTCAGCGGTGAGATTACCCAGTCCAAGGTTCGACCACATATTAGTTCGTTTGCCGAAGAGCGCGCTTTCCTGCTGCATCTTGCGAAGGGCTTCCTGGTTGGCGAGATTGCGCTGGTTCACCTTCCACATCTGCTCGGCAATCTTCTTTGCCTGGTCATAGGTCTTTTTCTGAGCCTCGGTATATTCATCAGAATACTGGATGAGCTTGTTGTAGAACACATGCCAGTCTTCCGCATTATCACCCAGTACGCTCTGAATACGGGCACCCAGCGCATAAGGATCATCGCCAAAGAGCACCTGCATCAGCAATCCCCTACCCTCTTTACTGCTGACATCAACAGTATAAATGTTGGAGATTTGCTTTCTTGCCTGCTCATACATGGCAAGGATTTTTTCCTTGCGTCTGTCGAAGGATTCTTTGTCCGCTGCCTCGAAATCAGTAGGATTAGCATAGCCCATCTGATTGAAGTCGTCATACATATTCTGCTGCACGACTCCAGTATAATTGTTCTCCTGGGCTATCTTTCGTCGGGCTTCTGCCTGTTTCGCCTCCAGCGTTATATTATTCTGCTGATTCTTGGTAGCCTTGGCAAAGATTTCAGACGTGATGGAGTTCATCGGGCGGTTCAGGCTATTACCCAACTGAGCCATCTTCTCACGCAGAGCATCGACGTTATTCTTTTGGATAGAAGCGAGGAGGTTTTGAGAAAGATTTACTCCAGTCTCATCGGTCTTCTCAACAAGATCATTATCCATCGTCTTCTTGAACTCCTCCCAGTAGTTAGCCTGGCCAGCGATAGCAAGGCGCACCTGAGCAAGAGCTTCTTCCATACGTCGCTTTACAGGCTCTACAAACAAATCCTGCTCCGTCTTATCCATTCCGAGGCTTACCGCCTGGGATAGCTTCTCGTTAATCTGACGCTCATAGAAGTTACGGACGTTATCCATGATGGCACTTGCCTCGTCCTGCTTCTGCTTCAGTTCATCACGCCAGGAACGCTGCTGGCCGCGCAATGCCTGTTTATGTTCACGTGCCTCCCGCTTTGCAGCACTGATAGCATCCTTATCAGATGCATCATTTTCAAGAGTACCAGGCTCATCTTCTACCCAAGGAGTGTAACCATCAAGATTAACTACCTGATTGAAGTAGTCATTGATTTCCTTATCTTTAGATGTTTCACGCTTGGTTGCGTTCTGGAAATGAACGAGCGAAGACAACAGACCTTTATAGCCCGTAGGATTGGCCTTAACGATTTTGCCGTTATTATCAGTATAAGTATAGTTTCCGGTTTTCATATTGAAGCGGAAACTACCCTGCTTGGCATCTTTTACGTTCGCCTCGATAATCTTCTGCCATATCCAACCTGCACCCGCACCCTTGTTGAACATATCCATCACGTTCTTCTGGGTAAAACCGCCCGCATACAGACCAAGCTTATCAAGTTCTTTCTTGATACGATTAGCCGCATTCAGACGGTCCATCTGATAAGAAGGCATTACACTCTGCTTGGCTTCCTCACGGAGACGATAATAGGTAGCGCGCTGGATTTCCTGTGCCAACTCTGAATAATGCTTCTTCAAATCGCTCACGCTCTTGATTTCGATACCCAACTTAGAGATATATTGACGGAAATCACGATTAAATCGAGCTATCTGCGTATTTCGAGCATTCTGCGATACATTAAGGGCTTCGAGCGTAGTTTTGTAAGAGTGGAGTTTGCGGGTAAGAGTATCAGTCTGAGATTGCGCCTCCTTCAACTTATCTTTCCACGCATTAGCTTTACGTGCTGCCTCTGCTTCCGCAGCAGCAGCCTCTCTGTTCGCTTCCGCAAAAGACCATACCACTCCTACAGCGGTGAGAATCGCACTTGCAATGGCTACATAAGGATTTACCTTGGCTGCTGAATTAAACGAAGTTTGCGCAGCTGCCGCAGCTTTTAAAGCCTTGCCCAGTTCCCAAAGAAACGAAACGGTTTTATAGATACCCAGAGCAGCAAAATAATTGGCAAAAAGAGGAAGAAGAGTTACAAATACCTTGCAGGCAGTAATCACACTCCACAAGGCTGCCTGAAGTGTATTTTTGAATATCGGGCTTTGCAGTATCATCTGCGACATATCGTACCAGGCTTCCGCCATCGACTTTACACTCTCCACACCATCAGGATTGACAAACGCCTTCTCCCAAAGGTTGTTGGCTCTATCCAATATGCCTGCGGCAGACTGCTGCTGCATCTTGTACTCATTGGTTACAGCCGTTGCCTCCTCAAATGCTTCCTGAGACTCGTAGAGATGATCCTTCAGTACATCTACGTTCTTTGACATAGTTACCATAGCGGTAATGAGTCGCTGACCATCAGAGCCAAGGTCTTTAAAAATTTCACCCAGGGCATTCATGTTACCCCTGTCACGCATCTTTTCAAGCACCAAGACAATAGCATCCATCGCATGCCCAGCAGCATACATGTTCTTGATGGTACCCTGCTGAATGCCCAAATCCTTCTCGATAAGGTTGTGGTTCTTCTGCAAGGCTACGATAAATTTAGACATCGCCGTAGCACTCACCTCTGGCATCAGGAAGAGAGAGTCGGATGCAGAACCGAGAGCCAACAGCTGGTCAGCAGTGATACCTGCAGTACGGCTCACACCGGTCAATCTCTTGGCAAACTCTACAATATTGGTAGATGTAGAAGTAGATGTAGAAGACAACTTGAACATAGCCGAACCCGTAGCAAGCATCGCTTTTTCGATACCCATCTTCGGGATAAGACCCATCGTTTCCACCATCTTAGAAAGAGCCGGGAGCGCTTCTTCTCCCATTTCCTCACCAATGGCTACATTAATCTTATCAGCGGCTTTAACAAACTGAGCCATACCATCCACGCCATACTTACCCATACCGAGTTTTGCGCCCTCGTAGGCAAGTTGAGCCAGACCATCAATAGAAGTACGGGTGTCTATCTTAGCTAACTCCTCAGACAGTTTGTTGACATCCTGCATCGTGAGTCCGGACACCTTACGAATATCCGTCAAAGAAGAAGAATATTCAAAGTTCTTCTTGATAGCAGAAGTAACTGTATCTTTAATCGCATTGAATACCTGAAAGAGACCTGCGTATGCCGTAAGGTTCTTCACTGCCGTCTGCCAGGAATTGCTTTGCTTGCTTATAGCGCCAGTGGCGTTTTCGATATTCTTCTTTAAATCCTTCAGATCTTTCTGCTTCTCGTTAAACTCTTTGCTTTTGGTGTTTAACTGATTCAGCTCTTCGGAAAGCTGATTGTAAGCCTGTTTCAACTCGTTGATAGAAGCCTTTCCCTTCTTTCCTCTCTCAATAACATCATTAAGCTGACTATGCGAAAGATAGGTACCTTTCAGGGCTTTCTCCAACATAGCATACTGCTGACGGAGCTTTGCTACCTCCTGCGAACCCACAGGCAACTTCTGAATCTGTTTCTGAATAACATCCATTGCTGCCTTAATATCTTCCGCAGGGTGTCCGTTAGGGTTACTCAGAATCTTGAGGAGTTGACTAGAATCCATAGAAGCCTTCTGAGCCTTACCGGAAACCGCCTCCAGGCGCTTCTCGATGGTAGCGATGTTTTCGTTATAGGAATTAATCTTCTTCTCATCAGATAAATCAGTATTATCTCTGGCTTCCGTGAGAGTTGTCTTTGCTCTACGCAAATCAGATGCCGATGCGTGCTTTCGGTTAACGACACTGGTAGCCTCCGAAACACTCATTTTGCCTTTGCGTCTATCCTCTTCAGCCTCCAGTTGCTTTAAGGTATTGAGGTTAGACTGATAGCTTGAGTCGGTTTTCTTTAAAGAAGAAACAAGTTCTCTCTGTTGGGTTAAAGCCTTACTAAGCCATTGGTCAGACTGCTCATTTACATTCTTTAGCCCCTTCTGAATCTTCACATACTTCCCTTCCAGCAATCGTACTTCATCGCCCACTTCCTTCATCAGCGAGCGGATATGCTTTGCTTCTTCCTCCTCTGCCTCAGAAAGACCTTCCAGTTTACGCTTGCCTTCACCCAAGGCACGGCGCAGTTGACGGAGCGAAGTATTGCTGAGATTGTTAACCACAGCTTCCAGTCGCTCCGTAGTCTTGATGGTCTGAACCTGGGCAGACTGCAGGGCTTTCACTTTCGCCTCTGCCTCCTTGTATTCCTCTGTGCCAGGCTTCATCTGCTTCATCTGCTCGGTAAGTTCCTTTGCCTTATCGAAGAGGAGTTGCAGCACCTTGATAGGCTGCTTGCCGTCCATTGTAATGATGGATTCTATTTTATCTGCCATATTCTTTTTCTTTTTTAATGTTATTCTCTTTCGATTCCATCATCCTCCAGCGCCTTTGCTATCTGCAAAATACCCTGCCAGCCGTAGTAATCGGCAAGATGGTTCTCGTATCTCGTTTTCAGTCTGCGGATGGTTCGCATGATAGCCGGACGATGAGATTTTCCTTCCCGTCTATCCCACTTTCTGATATATCGGGTGTTGTACTTCGCCTTTCTTGCTCGGTCCACCTTGTCAGCCGTGATATGAGCCTCGGGGTCGTGAGGGTTTCCGGTCAGACCAACACCAATATCCACAAACTTCAGATAGTCGTTGTAGCGAATACCTACGGTGAGTTCGCCCGTCTCCTCGTTAGCCTGATATACAGTACCCTCGAAGGATTTTGCGCCATCGCCTCTTGACCACCATTGACCATGCTCTCTGCGATATTGGTTCACCTTCTCGTAGCCACGATATACCTCTGTAGGATAAATGCGCTGCTTCTGGAAGTTCAACTGAATATCGAGCAAAGCCTGCTCAAGATAGATTCCGGCTACATCTTTTAAGGGTGCAAAAGGCGATTGGATGGGTTTAGTCTTGATTCCCATAAGCCGTTTCCTTTCTATTTAGTTGATGCAGGAATGATGTATTTCTGTTCCTTCCCGCATTGGAAATTATAGAGCGGACGGATGGTCTGCCAATAGCAATCGGCAAGAAGCCAGCTCGGTCCACGGAAAAGAGGGTTTACACCATAGGCGAAACTCTCTATATCGATGGATGATAACTCTATGCCTAACCTGGGATCCTCTTTCTTGAAGTTTTTGCCAGTGATAGGACAGATACCTGTACGGCGAAGCTGAGTGAGATAGGAGGCGAGGTCTTCGCAATACTCCATCAGGTCATCCGATGCAGCCTGCAATTTGCTGCCATCATATCTGCCCAACGTAGCAGAGGAATCTTTCAGTCGGGTAAGGAAGCAGACCTGATAGGTAATCAGGGCTTGCTTATCCGATTTCAGCTCTCCGGAGTTCACTACACGATAGAGCATACAGGGAGAGTGAATGATATTGGCGTTGCGGGAAAAGATATTTTCCTCGTCAATATCACGGATGCGGAAGAAACTCTGTTCTTCCAGCTTCTTGCTTGTCGAGTTATGAGACAAAGGCTTGTATATCGTTGCCCAGTGTTCCAAAACATTTGATATTGTCATTATTCAAAGGGTTATTAACACATTATTAACTGATAGCATACGGAAATTAAGAGTTGTTGGCACTATATATCGTAATCATCACCACATGATTTCGACGGAATCCACTCATCTTTATCTGCACCATTATCCGGCTTGGCAGCATTATCTGTATCTGCCTTATCTTTATCCTTTACCTCTTCTTTCTCGCTGTCCTCTTCTTCCTTCATCAGGTCTTTCAGCTTCACATTGAAGTGCCTTTCAGTTTTATCGGCCACAATCTTCTGCATCACTCTTGCCCAGGGTGCCCCATTGCAGGTACTCTCGTTTTCGAGGATGCTTACGAGCTGCACGCCACAATAAATAGCGGCAAGATAGTTGGCGAGATGAAGAGGGTTCTGGAAATCGAGGATGACGGTATCTACCATCGTGGCTAGGAATATCGCAAGGATGAGGACGGAGAAATCCTTCACCATCTTTGCCATTTTCTTGGATTTCAGTTTCCCGTCGATTTTGCATCGAGGGTCTTTTTTGATGACCTCCCGATAGCGGGAATAGATGCGGCAGTTGCACCGCCACGCCGTATAGCAATCGCAAATGAGGGCGAAGAAGCATACGGCGATGTAGTCAAGAGATGGTTCCAGGGTACACCACACTAAACCAATAATGGCTACAAGAAACCTCGTAAGAGTTGGAATTAAACTTTGCATTTCTTTTTTCTTTTTAATGTTATCCTATGTTGTCTTTAATACGATACAAAGGTATCGGTTTTTTATTGAGAGGTGGGGACAAAAGGATTTTCTTGTCCCTATCGATTAGGGGCATTTTTGTAATTTTGCAATCAAGATGTACGGATGGTAGATAGCCTTCCGGGGAGTTCGGGGTTTTTGAACACGAATAAAACGAATTTCGGTTTTCGATACCCCACCAAGTTAACATTTAACATTCAACATTCAAAAAGAGATGAGCCAATTAACACAGAACACCCTGCAGAGGATAGACAAATGGCTATCCAATGGTCTCAGCATGGAGACGATGTTCCCCAAACTGGAACAGCGATACCGCATGCAGATTTGTGCTGAGTTCTACAAGCGATGGGTGCAGAATAACGATATAGACCCTCGTACCACCTGCCGCAATATCGCACGGCGAGATTATACGCTCTTCGTAAGTCAGGCAGGACAGGGCAACAAAGAGGCGCAGGAAATGGTGATGGCGCTGCATATTGACATCGACGAGGAAGGCAATATCAAACCCCGCACGGTTACGGAACTGAATAATGATGTGGCGGTATGCAACCATATCATCCGTTTCTTCCAGACCGATGAAAGCCCCCGTCATAAGGCGATGTATCTGAGCAGCGCTGAATGGCTGATTCGCACGGGTAAGCAGCAGAACAACGACCGCGCAGTGGATAAGGGTATGCAAGCCTTGGCTAATGTATATGGTAACTTCGTGGAGGATAAGGATGCTACGGATGAGATGCCGGATATGAGCCGCATTGCCATTACCCAGGATGTGAGCATCGTGAAGCACGACCGCATCAACTATACCGATGAGTATAAGCGCAAGATGGCTCGAAAGTATGGTCTTACGGTGAAGGATATGCAGCAGATAGCCGATGAGGAGAGCTTGAATGCTACTCCGGAGAAAGCTCCTGATTACTTCGACTACATGGAAGAGGTGATGGAAGAGAAGGAGGCTGACAAACAGGCTAAGGAAATGAAGGAGGAACCAGCCGATGAGTAAGCGATACGGAAATCATCATCCCAACAAAATTCCTCCCTTCCGTCCTGATCCGGAACACTGGACGAGGAAAAGCAGCCACGGCTGGAAAGCCAAGGTCACCTACGAGAGCGAGGATGAAGCCTGCGAGTTTCTGAAACTGCACCCTAAAATCATGGCTGCCGGATATACGGCATACCAGTGCAAGGTTTGCTCAAAATGGCACGTGGGAAAGTTGAGATAGTTAATAATTTATAGTTAATAGTTTATAGAGGATGGAATTAAATAAGATATATAATGAGGATTGCCTGGTAGGAATGAAAAAGATTCCGGACGCAAGCGTGGATTGCATTATCTGCGATTTGCCTTATGGCACCACTGCTTGCAAATGGGACTCTGTTATTCCATTCGAGCATCTTTGGGAACAATACCATCGTGTCATCAAAACGGGGGGGTAATTCTCTTATTTGGCAGCGAGCCATTTAGTACGTTTATCCGTACAAGCAACTTTAAAGAATGGAGATATGATTGGATATGGAAAAAAAATACTTCAGCAGGATTTGTTCATGCCAAGAATAGACCTCTGAAGAATTACGAGATAATATCCGCATTCTGTTGTTTCGGAATGGGGCATAAGAGCACTATGGGAGATAAACGCATGCCATACAACCCGCAAGGTTTGCGACCATGCCACAAGATAAATCATAATGCACTGAATAAATTCGGTGGAGTTTTAGGCAAAAGGCCTTCTCAGAAAGAAACTATCGTAACGGAATGGGAAAACTATCCTACATCCGTTCTTGAATTTAATGTGGAGTCTGACACCTTCCATCCCACTCAAAAGCCAGTTGAGCTTATTCAGTACCTCATTCGTACCTACTCCAACGAGGGCGACACCATATTAGACAACTGCATGGGCAGCGGAACTACTGCCATAGCCTGTATCAGGGAAAAGAGGAACTTTATCGGTTTTGAGCTGAACAAAGAATATTACGACAAGGCTTGCAAACGCATCAAATTAGAAATGATGCAGCCGAGCCTATTCTAAAACATATAAAAAAGGAAGATATGAAATACGGATTACCCTATAAGGGAAGTAAAAACAAATTGGCAGAGAGGATTGTGAGCCTTCTGCCAAAACGTACACACCTGATAGATTTATTCTGCGGTGGGTGTGCAGTGAGCCATGCAGCGTTATTAAGAAACAAGTATGAGCACATCCATATCAATGATATTAACTGGATGTGCCCTACCCTTTTCATTGATGCACTGAATGGCAAATATCAGAATGAGACAAGATGGATAAGCAGAGAGGATTTCTTCAGACTGAAAGATACAGACCCATACGTGGCAGTAGTCTGGTCGTTTGGAAACAACCTGCGAGATTACCTTTATTCTAAGGAAATCGAACCTTTAAAGAAGGCTATCCATTATGCGATATTCTTTCGTGATTACTCACTGGGAAAAGAACTTGGCTATGATTTGTCTTTCATTGAGCCTATCCGCGATATTCAGCGCCGATATGCTGCTGTAAAGAGATATTTCAGTCAATTCGGTCACTTCCAGCAGCAATCATTTGAGGGGGGGGCAGAGAGTAGCCACCAACTGCAAGTTGAACACGTCACGAGGGGGGCAGAATCATCGAGATTGCAGAGCACAGAGGCTTACGAACGGCTCAACACCAACCTCCAGTCTTATGGGGGGGCAAATCGCATCAGTCAGATTGGAAACAATCGAACGACTTACAAACGTCCATCAGAACTTCAACATCAAGAATGCCGCAGCCGAGTCTGCGGGATTCAAAAAAAAAAAAATCGACAGGGCGAACTCTGCAACGGAGAACGAGCCAACTGCATTGCACAGATTGCAGTATCGAGAACGACAACTATCACTGCCGAGAAATTCGGGGGGGGCGATTTTCAAACATTACATCAAGTGTGCTTGATTATGCCAAGGTTGAAATTCCGGATGATAGCGTAATCTATTGTGATATTCCCTACGAAGACACTAACGTGTATAATAAAGCTGAAGGTTTCGACTACGAGCGATTCTATGATTGGTGTGAGCATCAGACACAACCCGTTTTCATATCTTCCTATCAGATGCCTGATGACCGCTTCGATTGCATCGAAGAGTTTTCTCATCGCTCTACCCTATCAGCTACGGCAAATAATCTCGTAACGGAACGCATCTACGTTCCGAAACATCAGAAGGAGCGAGGCAATAGAGCTATTCAGCTTTCGCTCTTCTAACCATACTTCAACATACTTTCAGGATAACAAAATTTTAAATGATGCAACAACCACATTTGATATACCTAACCAAATTCCAGCAGCAGTCATTGTATATGGCTGCGAAGGACGAAAGGGTGATTGCCGCAAGACGTGTGGGTAAAACCGACGGTCTTGTGGCTCCCTACGTCTGGATGGCTTCTAACTCCATGCCCGGTATGCTGGGAGCCTGGGTAGCCGTATCTCGACAGCAGGGATTCGGCAAGACTATTCCTGGTACCATGGCTGCCATGGAACGAATGTTCGGCTTTACGCAGGGCATTCATTTCGGTTGGGGGCGACCACCGAAGCACGCTCGTGAGGCTATCTTTAAGCCGAAAAGCTATGACAATATCATCTGGTTTGCCAATGGTGCCCAGTGGGTACTTATCTCCCTCTCGCAGACCGCAAGTGCCAACAGTTACACCTTCTCAGCGATGGTAGGTGACGAGGCGAGATTCTTCCCTTACAAGAAAGTAACCGATGAGCTGATGCCGGCGTTATCAGGCCAGACTCACCCTTTGGGCAACATCAACTTTACCGATTACAATCCACTCTATAAATCGACAAGATTCCTGTCTGATGCTTCGCTTACTACCAAAGGCAGTTGGCTGGAGCGTGAGGAGGAGAAACTTGACCTTACGATAGAATCAGGTAAATTCCAGGGCAAGACTTACCGATGGGTGCAGGAGCAGTTGGAAGACTATGCCAACAAGATTATCCGCTACAACGACCTTATCTATAATGCCAAGAAGACCGGGCATACCCCTCATGCCGTGCCACCCGATTTGAGATTGATGGTGCGCGCTATCGCTCTCAAGATGATTAAGCATGAAGGTCAGTTTAAGATTCTGCCTAACCATGGCAATCAGCTCACAAAAAACATGGTGGATATGGCGGTAAACTATAAACTGGTGGATGCAGCAGATGCGGAACTCATCTATGATTACGAATATCTGTTTACGGAAGAAGAATGGTGGGAAATGCAGATGTTTGACAAGGCGGATAAGTTTCGGGATGACTATCTGAGAGAGCTTCGCCGTTCGGCATTCCTCGTTCGCCGTGCTTCTACCCTCGACAATGTGGACCTGCTTACTGAAGACTACATCCGAACCATGAAGCGAGATTTGCCTAATTACACCTTCATGGTCAGTATTTTGAACGTGAAAATCAAGAAATCGAACGATGGTTTTTATTCTAACCTGGATATAGATCATGTTCATGGTTACACCTGCGATGAGATAGACCCTTTGAGCCAAGCCAACTGGAGCACTCAGAAAGCTACGGGCATCATCGGCGGTAAGAAGATTACGTCAGAAAGTTATCAGCCGGATTTGAAGGAACTGTCCGAGAGAAACGACTGCCGTATGGATGCTGACTGCGTGAACGACCTTCCCCTCTATCTTGCGTTTGACTATAACGCAAATATCAATACCCTGGTGGTAGGTCAGGTATATCAGCGTGACGGATTGGAGGCAGTGAATGTTATCAAGAGTTTCTACGTGAAGAACGAGCGCAAGCTGCGTGAACTGGTAGATGATTTCTCGCATTACTATGCTCCAAAGAGAGCCGTGAACAGAGACGTGGTTTACTTCTACGATGCCACCGCCAAGCAGGGTGCATCGTATGCGCTGACCGATGAGCGATTCTATCAGGCTGTCATTAAAGAGCTAGAGCGTAATGGCTGGAACGTGACGGCCATAGATATGGGTGTGCCGGAGAAGCACGAGGTGAAGCACCGTATCATCAATAATGCCCTTGCCGGTATCGAATATCCTGCTATCCGTATCAATCAGACTCAGAACCCCGATTTGATTATCGCCATGCAGCTCTGTGAGGTGAGCATCGGCTATCAGGGATTCCGCAAGGATAAGAGTCAGGAGAAGAAATCGGAGACGGAAGACAACCTGCCGTTGCAGCAGAGAACAGACTTCACCGATGCCTTCGACTCCTTATATCTTGGCTGCAAGTTCTGGCGAGGAAATATCGGCTGGTTCGTACTGCCGGACGGAAGGAACGTATAACTAAATGTTGAATGCTGAGTGTTGAATGTTGAATTAAGCATACGCCATTGAGATAAACCAGCGATGGAATCGCTAGGAACGGAGGCTTTACTCCGAGAGGTAATTCCACATTCAACATTGATAAAAACATTCAACATTAAGAGCAGAGGGGCGGGTGTCATCACGACAGCCGCCCCTCTTATTATTAACAAACTTTACCTTAAAACAATTTTTACTTTTAATCCATGAGAACTAATTAATGAAGAAAAAAAAGCCCCCGCGTTTCACAACGGAGGAACTCGGACTAACTTTTATAACTAAACAAATTCAAAAAATTAAAATAATCATAACTATTTACGTTAAGCATATTGTGATAAAACATTAGAAGAATCTATTCTTTAATCTCAGGATGATCTCTGAGATATTTTTCGCGAAAGTTACGGAACATACATTCATGCAACTTCCACATTTCCGGACCCAGCTTTCTCCATCTCTCTCTCCACTTCACTTTTTTACTGTAATGGGATATGCGGACCACGGAGGATATAGGGAATTCGGTTTCCGTTCTTCCTGTTTCCGGATCATCATACTTAATGCGAACCATCGGATGGTAAACATCATAGATACATACGCCATGTTCTACTGCTGCATCGAGAAGTTTTTCATCATCCATCTGCAGTAGTTGAATGTCATCACCGGAATAGGAATTATTTATGAGCGATTCAAAACTGCGGTTATGCAGTTTGATAAACCTGCCATCGGTGAAATAGATTTCCACCACCACTTCCTGGTAATCGCCACTATTCTGGTCGAGATCAGTAATCTCATCCCATAGCGTTTCATTTGCGAAGTCCATCTTACCGGAAGAGTCCATCATCAGCCAATAGACAGATTTGAGCTGTTGCAGCATCAGCTGCTCCCTTATTTTATTCATACGCTATAATCTTTCTTTTTTCTGTTTGCAAAGGTAATACATTATTTTTTGATGGGTGGGACAAAAAAAGTAAAAGAGTAAAAAGGTAAAAAAGCCTAGCGGGGTAAAGACCAGCGATAGAATCGCTGGGAACGGAGGCGCAAGGCGGTTAAGGTTCTTTTTACCTTTTTACCCTTTTACCTTTTTACCTTTCAAAGTTCCTTTACCAGCAGCAGACGGCCATTTTCATTCCTTGCCATTACACGATAGCCAAGGCGCTTATACCATGCGAGGACAAAAGGATTGCTGCCTTTATCATCCCACTCCAGCTGCACCGACTTGCAGCCCAGTTTCTTGGCTTCCCGCTCTGCGGTCTCTATCAGGAGGCGAGCCGTTCCTTGCTTGCGGTACTTCTCATCTACCCAAAGGTTGTAGATAGCGCAATCGGCATGCTGGTAATACTCGTCTTTATAAGGTCCAGGCTTCGGTACCTCCACCTGTACGGTGCCGTGATGATTTTCATCTACGACAACAATTTTTTGGGATGACTCCCAATCTTGAATCTGTATCATAATATATTCTTTTTTATAAATCCTTAAAGTCACTTGCTAATCAAATAAACTCTAAAGGTAAATCCTTTCTTGGTTCTATCTTCAGACCATGATTATTCATAAGCTGCAGGCAAGCATCCTCTGTAAGATTCTGCCAGTCGATTTTATCCTCTTCGGTTAATGGAATAGGCAAAGAATCTTTAATCTTCATAAACAGGTCTTGTATTTTCTCCTCTCTATAATCAGAATCCAAATAAGCCTTATAATCGAAATAACCGAATACGAGACCTTCTTGCAAACCACTAGGACCATAATGAGGACTTATGTCACGCGTCCATCTTAACATAGGGAAATGAGAAGACTCTACTGCCAATAGAGCATGAAAACGCTCCAAAGCTATAGCTTTTGCCTTATCACGATCGATAGCTTTCAGGTAAAAGTAAAAACAACTGTCTATACCTTCTCCAGATAGAAACCTTACAGCATCGAAAAACTGACCCGACTGACTTAAATCATTGACAGAAAGATTCTTTGCTTTTGAAGAGTTATCTATTCTGATAGAAATTTCATACCAGTATTCCTTTCGAAGCTGCTCCTCATCATCAATATTATATTTCTCTATAGTTCTATCCTCGGCTTTTTTAGCAAACGAATCAGCTTTCTCTTTGTCAGAGAACACGCCATCAACACGATAGTCACTATACTCGCCAGATGTTACTACGTAAGCGGTTTTAGGCTTATCGGTTGGAGCCACAAACAGGGTATTAAGGGATGTTGCAGGAACCCAGTTCAGATTAACGATATACTCGACTTTGTGTAGTTCAGGATGATCTACTGCAAAATCTCTACATAGTTTAGGAGTTCCTTCGTATACCGGATCACCATTCGGGTAGAAACCGAAATGGTCTATTACCTTTGGTCCGATTTCATCCATAACAAACAATTCCGGTCTTTCTCGCTCACCCTTCACGTCTTCAAGATATTGCCCCTTCGCCCAGTCTATCGCCTTGTAGAACTCGTCATCGATATACATATATCCGTAATAAAATTCCCGGAACGCATCTTTACCTTCTTCTGACAAGGCTTTCGCCTTGACATCGTAGAATCGGTCTTCGTCCAGATATTCAAACATATCTGGAAAATCTTCCACGATAAAGAGAGAACCCTCGTCCGTATAAACGATAAATGGCTTGCTGAAGTCAATATTGAAATCCTCATCGGTAATAGGGTGCCAAAGGGATTTCGTCTTTTCTGCTTCTGTATATAAACTCATTTTTTATGCCTATTTAAAATCATTAATTTATAATCAGATGAATCTTATCTTCGCAATCCTTGATAATCTCTATCGGACGGAAATGCTTATCCAGGTATTCCTCGGGGACATCGGATAGCAGACCTTCAAATAATGTCCCCAGGTTGCCGTCGTAATAAATCACATCAATGCTTACATGACAGAAGTTATCAATGACAACACCCATAAGGTTGCCTATCGTTAATGACGAAGGATGTTGTATCTTCTCCTCTTTAGCACTGAGAGGCGGAACAAAAAATTTTCGCTTCCTACCAATCAAGTAAGGGGTCACGATACTCTTGTGCTTAGAACCATCTTCCGTAAAGCCATCATGCTTGATAGTAAAAGCATTTACCTTTCCTATTAAGTCAAGAGGCATAGCCTGGATAACTTCAGCAAGGCTGGGTTTAAAAAGCTCTTTTGCACCGAAGGTATGCTCTGCCTCAAAGGAAAGGAACGTCTGTTTTACTTCTTTCTGATGGTTATAATCAAAAGACGGGTCCTTCCAAACGCAAGACTGATTAAAAACATTTACTTTCGGGTACTCTAAAAGCACATATTCATCCGGGTTCTTTGGGTCACGTCTAAAACAGATAACGCTGATGTCTTCAGCTATCTTTTCTATCTGTTCCTTTGTAAATTCAATCTTTTCCATAATCTATAAATCTTTTAATCATAAAATGCGTCTTTAATATCACATCCGGCTACTGCTTTGTATTCTGCCTTTAGGAAAGCAATTTCATCTTTCAGGCGCTTGATTTCTGCGGTAGGCTGATGGCGCTCTACGTTCTCCTTCCAGTTGCGGTAGGCATAATAGAACTTATCGCACAACTTTAACTCCTCGTTGGTGTACTTTTGCTTATGCAGGCATGGCGCTCGTTTCACCTCATTCAGTCTGCCATTCTCTGTTAGGACTATCAGTCCAGCATAATCAGGAAAGAGAGGAAATACTTTTCCACTAAGATACCAAGGTACGCAATAGTAGAAATAGTTCGGGCGGCGATACTCTCTTTTTGATACATCCTGACTTTTGCAGTAGATATTCCAAGCATTGCCAGTCTTCTCTATATGATAACCAGGGAATGCCTCATACTTCGATAAGGATTTCTCTTCTGTTTCTCTACGCACGAAAGTAAGAGAGTGCCACTCCCCTGTCTTCAGCAGTTCATGCTTCTGCCACTTATGCGCGAAATCGTTTTTAAAATCAGCAAGAGAGATTTTGCACTCCACCTCATACCAATATCCGCTTCGGGTCTTGATGAGCATATCACTCTCCCAGTCGAACACGTATAGGTTTTCTACGATATACGTAGGGTTCGATTTCCAGCCGCGCAAATACTGCTGAAGAAGCTGCTCTGACACCTGCTCCTTGGTAAGGAGGGTTTGTTTACGCTTTGTTCCCATTAAGCTTTGTCATATCTCCGTTTTTAAATTCATAGCCTATCTCTCGCAGTTTTTTCTCTAACATCTTAACTTGTGACTGAGATGGCTGAAAGATGTAAAAATCATCAAAATGATTGATGGAGAGATTGGAACCGATAACATTAGCAAAGCCATGAGACGGCTCGCTGTGACATTCATCCACATTAGGGTCGCACACCCTAAGAAGCCTACAAACGCCATCACTTTCCCAAAAGAAATGTAAGAATACATTCTTATTTTCCTGCCACAGATTAAGTTTTACACAAATAAAGCCTTTGCTCGTATTAAAGTGATCCTTACTTTGCAAAAAATAGATTCTATCCTCTTGAAGAGATTCGGGGGAAACAACTACAGAGCCAACATCCTCACCATACACGTTAGATTTGACACGATATACGCAATTCTTGGTGTCTATATCGCAAGTGAATGGATCGAAATCTTGCCATGAGAGTTTTTCGTCCAGATACATTACCGGTCGCCCCTCTTTGATGGCTTGCAGCACCTCCAGCAAGCCATCAACATCAAACAAATAATTCTTTTCCATAACTATTTTTTATTACCTTTTTCATGTCGCCATGAGATAGTTAACTTATACTCACCACCAATTCCACACCAGGTTTCATAACCGAGTTCATCTAGATATAACCTTACGATACTTCTGTCTTCGTCACTTTCAAACGTCACAGTATCTTCGTACTTTAACTCTTTACAAGCAAGATCGATGATTACATCTATCATTTCGAGCTGGTCTTTATACTTCTCCTTAATGGCGTTAAGGGTTTTTCTTCTTGCCTCTTCTGCTGTTGTCATAAGTTGCTACATTTTGATAACGTGAACATCGTTTATTTCAAATTCGAAATAACTGCAAAAGCCTTTCTCTACATAGTAATCAGGATGAGTCTCACGATTTACGTTATCTACGATGTCGTCGTAGTCGAAGCTCGTATTTTTCGAAAAGCCGACAATAAGAATGGTGCCTACAGAATATCCAGAGAGTGTACCTATCGGACTATAATCATCTACATAGTCTGCACCACGGACATAAACCTTGCGTCCTTTATATAACTGCCAAATCTCTTTGGCCGTCAATCCGGAAATATCCTCAAATTCGGCGTTTTCAAACGTAGGTATATTCTTCTGTTCTGCCATATCCACTTTAGGCTCTACTCTACCTTTGGCAGGACAAACACCAATATCAAAACAGATTTTTGTGGCTTCTTCTTCACGTTTCTCTCGTTCTCTCCTGCTTTTTAGGACGAATAGCTTTGCCTTTCTCCAGCTATCTGCCCAGCCAAGGAGCAAGAGACCTACAGAGAACCCAGCCAGCACTACGATGGTTGCCTCCAGGCAGCAATCGTATATCTCCTGCGATAGAACGCAAGGATGGGTATAAATATTCTTCAGCTTGCCGATACCATAGATAAGGATAACGGCAAGGATAGGTACCAATGCCGCCAACAGGTTAACACCGATAACCTGGGCATAATACTTCAATTTACTTTTCATCATTTTCTTTTTGTTTTGATTCATAAATCTTTTTTATTTCATCAAGTTTTCTGACACACAAATCTCGATAAACGCCTTCAAAAGTTTCTGCCTGTTTATACATGCTGTCCTTTACCATGAAACGGCAATCAAGACCGCGTGCCAGAGTTTTAACTGCAATAACGAAACCGACAAACTTGTTAGGAACATATCTGTCTTTTTTGATAGGCGACTGAGCACCGATGCGTATCTCATCCGTAATCTTATATGTTTTCTTGATTACTTCCGATGCAGAATGAATATCTATTATCGGCTCTAGAGATACAAAGGTCTTAATCTTGTATTCATCGTGCAACTTGCGTAAAGCTTCGATGCGCTTCTCTGTAGAAGGAGCATTAGGCTCCAGCTCATCTTTACCGGTGATAGTGAAACCGATGGTGAGATCACGAAGGAGATCATCCGGATAATCAGCGTCAGGTTCCAAAAAATCTTTCCATTTGTCGTTTTCTAACCAATCTATATTTTTGGTAAGTATCGTAACTGGAATTTGACGATCTAACAACACAAAAACTATCATTCGCAATATATCCATATCTATATCAGGATCAAACGGATCACAAGTAAACGAAATGAAAATTCCTCCGTCTTCACGAATTACGTCTTCCCCAATTCTTATTATATCTTTAGCTACAATACTTAGGGCAGAAACAGCAGTCGTATCTCGAATAACTTTTTGGGGAATAGCATCGTGTGCAGTCAGATTATTTTCTTTCATATATCTATTAATATTCTTATCTCTTGCTTTCACGATAGGTGCTGCCAGCTCCGGCTTATCACCAAAAACGTGGCTCAACACCCCTCTGCGGTTATAACAATATGTGCAGCCATTAGAGCAACCATGATATAGATTGATTGCCCACTTAGCATATTCACCAGCCGCACCCTGCGGCTGATAAATCAATGCTCCCTTAACAGGAGTTTCTTCTTTATCTTGCATAATCTTCTTCTTTTATTTTTTCTGTAATTGCGATATTTCCATCTGAATCAATATCAACGCTGCATTCTCCCGTTTTATGCCAGCCATTTGGATATTGGAAGGTTAAAACTTTATCTCCCCTTGAATGGCGAAAAGAAAGATTTGCCAACAGACGTTTTTTACTAATCAGCGGTTCAAATGAGCGGAAACGAATACAATCTCTAGTTTGATCATCCTTCTTGGGAGCTGAAAAATATCTTATCCATGGACCGCCATCGAACCATGCTACGAGATAGATAATAGCATCATCCCTTGCATTTTGAAAGGCAAGGGTAGATAACAACTCTTGCTTTGTCATACGCTATTCTTTTTTATCTTCTGGCTTTTCTATCAAAAATCCGATGCCAGCGTGGATATTACCCAGCTTATACCACTTCTGACTGAGAGTCATCACATAGCTACTGAAGGCATTCTCTTCGATATCCAACTCGAAATCTTCGTCAGTATCAGGCTTACCGTGTCTGATATAACCTTTACCTGGTGTATAAATGAGACGATAGTAAACGCCATCTTTACAGAGGTACAGACCGCTATTCTTACAATCAGAACTCCACCATTCCGGCTTGCTAACGTAGCAAAGCATCACATCACCATCGTAGATAGGGATATTCGATTTCTTACCATCGTTCTTGGCTACATAGTCATTGGCATCGACGCTATCTACCTGACGGGCAATAGTCATCAATTTATAGCCGTTTTTTATCATTTCGGCTATCTCGATATACGTAGCCTGCCATTGCAGGTCAAACTCCTGCTGAAAACACTCACCATTCTTAAGAAAGATTGCGAGGATATTCTGCTTCCTGTCCCCGTCGTTGGCAGGGGCAGTCTTGATGATGCTGTTCAATGCGTGCAGTTTACGGGCTTCCTTCGCCATGCTTACCATAGTGTAGAAATAACCGTCTGGTTTATCATCGACGCACCAATACTGTCCGCAAGCTATCTTGCGAAGGTAGCCGTACATATCCATCGCTTCACGCTCCGGTATATCATGCTGCTGGCATACGAACTTATATTGGTCGGGGTAAATGCTTTCCACCAGGTCGCTGAATGCCTGCATGTTCTTAATGGCGCTTACATATTCTTCTGTTTTCATACGTTACTCCTCTTTTTTTTCTAAATCCTCACTCTGTTCAAAGTTTTTATTCCAACAGATGATGGTACTATATTCAGGTATTCTACATACGAAACCTGGGCAGCACCAGCATTCAAGGGAATCTGTTCTGATAAGGCAATCGTTATATTCAGTCTTTTCTCCGTGAGGGCACGGGGCGTTCTGAGGGTACTCCGTAGCTACGACTTTTATTTTATTATAAGCCACACGAAGTCTACGCTTCAAAGTATTGATCTCTTCACGCAGCTCGCTTATCTCTTTTTCCAAATAGCTGTTGCGTTTATACATCCTATAAGCGGCATTGCCCGTCAATCGTTCGTACTGCTTACGGAAGCGATGGTTGGTGTACTTACGGAAGAATTTAGACTTACTGCCCGATTCTATAATAAGGTCAAAGATAAAGCCTGCTATCTTCTCCTTCACCTGTTTCATATTTATCTTCATACGATTATTCTTCTTTACTACTATTAATAAGATCCTCATATTCACCAATCGTGATTTCCGTGAAATCAGGATTCTTCTTCTCGGCTCGGATGCTATCATCGAAGAAGGCAAAGTAACGGTCATTGCAGCGGAGAAGCTGAGTGATAGAGAAAGAACGAAAATCTTTAGGACCCCCTATGCCCAGTTCCTCCAATATACCGAAATGGTTTGTAACGACTTTGTAGGAGGCAAGTGCAGCAGCGATAGCCTTACCCTGCTTGTATCGCTTGTTAGGTGCTACGGCTACATAATAGCCATCCTCCAGCATCTTGCCATCACGTTTCTTCCATACCTTCTTATCCAGCGTTTCATATCGCTCAGATGGTACCCAGATAGCAGTTATCTTATACTCTCGCCGCAGACTGCGGTTAGGCTGATAACCTTGCCACTTTTCAAACTCGAAGCCTACGGCTTCATCTACTCTTTTCATGTAAGCCTGATACTCTTTCTCTTCAGCTTCGAGAATACCTTTAATGTATTCGTAAGTCTTTGTTCTTTGTTTTGCTTCGTACAACATATCTTTTTCGTTTTTTAGTTCTTACTCTTAATCTGCGACGGAATAGCAGAGGACGAGGGCGAGATGGAGGCGGCGGTGGCGGGATATTCGACGGCTTTATAGGCTCATGCCCACCTTCAAATATTCCGGAAAACAACACCAGAAAGAATATCACAAATACCCAAAGCATGGTTACGATGATCTTTTCCTCCGTCGATAACTCTAACGTCATTTCTTTCTTCTCCTATTACGTTTTATATTCTGCAAATTCTGCCCGAAATCTTTCGGAGTAGGAATCATCATTTCCATTGGTTCCGGACGTTTATAAATACTCTGAGGATAATTAATATCTAACATTTGTTTCTATACGCTAATTAAAATTTATGATCTTTACAAACATTAAAACATGATGTTTTGTCATTATGTTTAATACACCATGCGGGGGCACGATGATCATCATCAACATCGTACCAATAACAGTTACCGCAAAACTGATCTACTTCATCGTACATACTGCTATTGCTTCTTGGGGTTATAAATGCTTTCCAGACTATCGTCTGTATCGAACTTATTGCCGACAACCTCGAAAAGAAGGAGGCAGCTATCTATTTCTGAAAGCTCGAACAGGTATATATCCGCGTTCTCTGTACCGTTTCTGCGAATGAAGAATGCGCCGCGATCAAACATTACCGTAAATCGGGCATGGCTCTGTGTATGCTCAAGAATATCTCCTTCAAAAATCAATTTAACATGCTTGTCGCCGAAGCCGGTAAACATACAGACGGTCTTTGGGTCAACATCTGTAACAGAATAGCAAATCGGTTCCAAATCGTCATTCATTGCCAGTGGATGAGAAATATAGTACCGATTATTAGTACTACGATTGAAATTACCAAAAACCCAACTTCCAGGAGGGAAAAGCAAATCCCTTTCATCGATGCTTTTTGCTTTAAATCTTATAAGTTCAGCTTCCATAATCTATACCTTTCTTTTTAAGGAACTCTTTTACTGCATCAAAGCTGTCAAACTTCATAGGGCGATTGAAACGATCATTCAGATACCTGTATCTCTGCCACCAATGTTTTTTATACTTAATGAAGTACTTCACTTCATCCGTAAAACTCGGAAGTTTCTCCCCATTAAAGAATTTGGGGAAACGAACCGAAATAATTTTTATCTTCATACTACTATCCTTTTTAAAGTAAAAATACTCAGCTACCTGATCCATCAACACGATAAGGGATATTACGAATATCGCAAGAAGTATGAGCTGTAAATCTAAACATTGCACAAGTGTCATACGCTTAACTGAAAATATGATTATCGCAAACTAAATCGCATGATGTTTCTTCTTGATTGTTAATGCACCAGCCATGGCCATAGGCATCCTCATTGTCGAACCAGTAGCAGTTACCACAACATTTCTTTTCTTTCTTTGCCATAAGCTACTTTTGATTCTGTAAGTAATATTCTCTACCAATTTTCTGATAGTAATCTGACAACAAATCCTTATTCTCTTGGCTTAACTGCTCCCACTCGTGTCTCCAGTTAATGTCGTTCGTCTGTCTAACTTTAATGAAGTTTACAGCTGACACGGGGATCAATGTCTGTTCATCCGCTTTACGTTTATATACACGTATAACCATAGAAGACTTATCAAACGTTTTGTCCTCCGGAATGTCTATTGTATCACCAGTATACTCACAGGATATTACACTTCCAACAACATCATTATCAAAGACTACCTGCCCACCCGTAAAGCCTATACATATTTCTATCAAATTACATGCTTTGCTTTCGTGAAGAGCAAAAAGAGTATCCTTTAAGGTAAACTTTATATCTTGCGGTATCGTTTCTTTCTTCATTGTAGATTGAAACGTTTTGATATACTGATGTAAACTTCTTACTTCTTCCTTTTCCATATTAATCAAACCTTTTTATGAATTATTTGAATCTGATTACGAACATATTCTTTTTTAGCCACGCATCGGGGCACATGCCCTTCTTTGGTTTATCTACCGTTATCTCGTCGATTTCCTTCTCGATATACGGTTGGTTATCTTTCGGATAGCCGAGGAGAAAATGAACGTGTGTGAAAGGCTCTAATACCTCCTTGCGGTAAGTTCTATCTTCCGGACTGTCCGAAGTGTGCTTGAGACCTCCGGTGAGATAACCTTGCACGAAAAGGCCTCTATCGGAAGCACGATGATATTTGGCTACACCAGCTATCACGTTTGGCCTATTCGGTATATCCTTTCTTAACAGACGAATCGTCCAGTATACAGAGCATTCCCGATACTCCTCTGTCTTCTCTCCGCTAGCTATCTTCTGGTACCACTCATCAGTAAGATGAATGGTGAGTATTTTCTTTTCTGCCATATTACTTACTTTTTAACCAGTGATGGAATAGCTGGGAACGGAAGCGTATACTTCGTAAATTACCCAAATTCAGCGCTGTTTCCAGCTTTTCGAACAACTGTTCTTCTTCTGATTTCTTTCGGAAGAAAGAAGAATAGATGTTTCCCATTGCTGAATAGAAGAAATTATGAGGGTTCCGGTATAGCTTAGTGTAGCTATCACGCAGTTGGAATGGGGTATCAGGAAGCGTGACAGGCATCATAGACTTGCTGAATACCGGTAATACCGTTCTCGCCAACATCTGAGCTTCGTAGTGCGCTTCCTCTTCATCTACCAACGTGAGGGGCACAATGAAACTGCGAGGTTTTTCCTCGCTCACTTCCTCCCCTACGATCCAATTACCGAAGTCAGAGACTGTACTGTCATCAACTATAGAAATTTTGTGCCACAGGGAAGGATTATCGAAATCTTCTTTCTTAAAGACGAAGACTTCTTTACCTAAACCAGCATATTCTTCTGTCGGTTCTTTCTTTGATTCTTCTTTCTTTGCCATAAGCTATTTACCTTTATAATCGATACCATTCTTTTTCAGATACTCTTCGGCTGCCTCTTGGCTGTCAAACTTCATGGGGCGGCTAAACATATCTTTCATATATTTATATCTCTGCCACCAATGCTTTTTATACATGATGAAAAAACTTCATTTTATCTGCAAAAGCAGAGAGTCTATCCCCGTTAAAGAAACTGGGAAAATATAACGAAACAATTTTTATCTTCATACTACTATTTCTTTTTAACTTACTACCTCTACATACTTCAATTTAGCGAATCGGTATGAGGTGTATACTCCGTCGAGCGTTTTATTTACTCTTGCCGTAAATCTCAGGATGCAGCCTGTATAATCGTGAAACCCTAAGATGATATACTTCTCACCGACATACCCTGCTACGTATGCGCCAATATCCTTTCCCTTATAAAGGGCTGGCTTCCCCCGATACGAATCAAAAAAGGCTTTATTTGTCATGCGCTATTTGCTATAATATACCTGCTCATCCTTGAAACCGATGAGGCGCTTGGCATCCTCCTCAGTTATCAATTCCAAATCATCGTTGTTACCATTATCCTTGATAACCAAATCATCGGTAAGGACGAAATAATACTTACCATCATGGGTGAAAAGATTAGTAGGACGGAAAGGGATGCAGGAAACGATGGCACGCAGCCCTAACTTCTTCAGAATATCATCGTGATTGGTAACTGGAGGATATGAAGACATCACTTTTTTAATAGCCCTACCCTCTTCATTATTCAGATTAGGAGTTATCCAAAGCTGATTATCATCATGATAAGTCTTGCTCCAGACTTCCTTATCCAATGTTTCGTACTCCTCGGGAGTAACAACAAACTCGTAGATTTCCAACTTTCGGGAAAAGGTTGAGTTTACATAAGAGGCAATGACTCGGGTTAACTGGAAGGGTACCGCCCTGCGGATGCGACCACAATACTCTGCGCTTTGCTTTCGCTCCTTATCTATCACGTCCTTCACCAACTCCAAAGACTTAGAACCTTCTTTTAATTTAAATATGTGCATAGTGCTATTACTTTAAATGATTCTTCTTAGGACCAGCGATAGAATCGCTGGGAACGGGGGCGCTCTTTTGCTTTTTGACTTGGCAGGAGCAGGAGGCTGAATGAATGCAGCAGGTGTAGCCTCTGGCGGTCTCAAAGATAATATACTCGTGACCTTTTGATGTTACGGTGATACTGCTGCCTTTTATCCGGTCGCCTTCTCTGTAATCGGTAATGAGCGCATGAATAAGCAGATAGAGCATGCTAAACATAAAGAGTGTAAATATCACATCTGAGGTCGTTGCTTTCAACTCATGAAAGAGTTTCTTTAACTTTGTTTTATCCATATCGTTTTGTTTTTACTTAATCTTCTAATAAAGACTGATGGACCTTCAGTTCCTCGCAACCGCAAAGACGGAGGAAATGCTGCAGGTCGTGAATGCTTACTATCTGCATAACTCCTGTAGATTTGCCATAGTCTTTATCTTTTTTATTTACCATACTTCCGTTTCAAACTCTCAATGCTATCCTCTATGATTTTCTTTGTCAGTTCTTCGGGGAAACATTCAATATCCATGCCCTGATTGAATACATATCGTTTGAGCACTCCGGGATAGAAATCCTTAATCTCATCACGCTCGAAATCCTCATACGCAATAAAATCAATATTCTCGACAGCAAACAGCTCACCATCCTTAAAGTTACATCTGACGACATTAATGCCTCCAGGATATACCGTTAAGGCATAATTACCGAAAGGAATCAGCTTGCTTACGTTTACAGCAGCCAGAGCAAGCTCTTGTGCTATCTGCAATTCAGTAAGACGTTTATATCCCCATATCGACGGAAGATAAACGTTCGGAAAGTTGGGGTGGAAACGCATTCTTGAACAATAAAATGACCAGTAGCCGTTTTTTGCCTTAACCAGCATATCAGCCTCTACCCTACCATCAGCATAATGATACACCACGGCATAAAGACTGCCAGCATCATTGCGAATTACGAACTCCACATCAACTTCTGTACGCTCCACCTCTCTAGGCTCTGACATACGCTTAACGGCATTGTTGAATTTTAAATATGCCGTATCATCTGCGTTTCCTCCTCTATAGAAGGTAGGTGCCAAAGTGATAGGGTCTTTATCGTTTCCTTTCGGTAATGGCAGCTGAATATCAATTATTCTATGATCCATACGCCTTTCTACTTATTGTAATCTACCACGATGTTGTACTTTGCGAGGACGGGTACCAGACCGGTCATTACACCCTTGCCAAGAAGTGGAACGGCATCGAGCACGCTATATGGGATAACCTTCTTCTTAGGAAGCTGTTCGCGGGTGGCTTCCTCTTCGAGTATTTTCTTGTAGGTTTCCAACTCCTTGTCGGCATCATCGCGCTCATCGAGAGCCTTCTTGTATTTGGCATTCAGCTCATCATATTGCTTTTGAGCCTCCTTAGCCTCCTGTTTCTGCTTGGCGATATAGTCACTGGCTTTGAGCATGGTGGAATTGGCTTCATCGGCTTCTTTTCGCAAAGCTGCGATTTCATCTTGGTGCTGTGCTTTCATATCCTCCATCTGATGTTGCAGATCGGATAGTTTCTGGCGAAGGGCATCCGTATCGGTGGCGGTATGGATGAAATCGAACAGGCGCTCTATGTTCTGCTTTAACTGAGTGCAGGTTTCGGAAGTGGTACCGATGAGGGTTACAGCTTCCTCGGCGGTGAGGGTATAGCCTGGGGAGGCTTCTTTCTGACCAGCGATAGAATCGCTGGGAACGGGAGCGAGATGGAGACGTGAAGAGGCGGCGGCTTGCTGCTGGGCAGTTTCTTTCTTTGCGGCGGCTTCCTCGGCGGCTTTCTTTTCTTCTTCCTTCTTCTCCTCGGCTTGCTGCTCCTGAACAAACTCGATAGCGGAAGGCATATCTCCCAGCTTATCGTAGTAATTATCTTCCTGGGCATCGAGTGCAAGGCGACCTTCGTACACTTCCCACAGACCGTTGTCGATGAGATAGTAGATAGCAGAAAGCACGATGCGCTCGCCGTATTCGTCGATGTAAGCATTGAGCGGTTTCACCCAGGCTTTTTCTACTACGTCCTTGAGCCATTCCTTATATACTACACCCATCAGGGTATTCTTATCGTTCTCATCGGCATAACAGGAGGCTATGCGGGGGATAACGTAGAGAGGTTCTGTCTTCTGAAGGAAGTTCTCGTAGTTGATACCGAGAGCCTGGCGAACCATATTGCTCACGCTTTTAAACTTATACTTCTTCAATAAAGCTCGAAGTATGTTTTGCTGTTTATTGATCATACAGATTCAGTTTTAGAATCGTTGTTTATTGTTTATTATTACTTTGAAGTATCAGGCGAATCATCGTCCTCTCCTTCGATAATCTCAAAGCCATGCTTTCGGGCGGTAGCCTCGCTGCGCTCCGAACGGTCGGTTTCACTATCGTAGGCTATCCACCAGGTATGGCCGGGAACGGCGAAGTAGTTGCGCTTATGAATCATCAAGAACTTGAATGATGCGGCAGAAGAGGTGATTGGTCGCTGTGACAGACGTAATTTGGTTTTGCAATCCAGCCCATATTCTTCACGCAAACGCTCCTTCCGCCAGAGTTCCTTGCGAGCTTCTGCCCTACGGCGAATGACAGCTTTGAATCGACGGGGATTTTTCTTCTTGAGTGCCCTCATCGGGCAAAAGCCTGAAGCACGCAATCGGCGGCTACCTTCTTTGCAGGCTTCGCTTACCGGTTTACCTCGAAGGGAATCATAATAGCCGTTCTCCTCACAGGTTTTCTTAACGTCCATTATCTGCTGACGGCGTATAGCTTTCATATCCTTTTTCAGTCCGAGTTCATTTTTAAACCTTTGGACAGTAGAAAAGGAGATACCGAACCATTCCATCATTCTGCGGTTGGAGTTTTTGGGGAAGAGTTTAATAAACTTCTTCTTCAGATCACCTTCGAGCACATAGGTTTTCACACCATTGCTTTCGGGTGTTGCCCTCATCGGTATCTGGTACTTCGCCTCGCCGGTTGGCTTGCGAGGAGTTTTCGTGTTCCCGAAACTCATGATTCTGCCTCCGGTTCCGGTTCTTCTGGCCAACCGTCCTCCTGATAACCAGCCTTGCGCTCTTCTACGGTGCCACGTCGATTGTCATAGAAGACCGGACAATCGCCATTGGTTACTCGCTCCTTATTGTACTCAGCAAAAGCGAGACCTAACTTATCCATATACTCCTCATTGGCTCTGCGGTTGGCTACCTTACTATCGTGGGAAGCTTTCTGATATTGAGCATGCGCATCGGTACGCTCGGCATCCATCAAGACGAAGAAAGATTTCTTTTCCAGAGTTTGCTTGCCTAAAAACTCTTTCAGGCAGGATTTCTGATGCGCCTTAAACTCACTTTCTTTCTCCATGATGTCCTTCTTGCACTTCATAAATTTTTTCCCAGCCTTGGTTTTGATTTTCAAAGCCTCTTCTTGCTTTTTGTCTCTCTCCTCACGCAAAGGCGCAAGGACTTCTTTCTGAAATTCTTCTAATGTTCTCATATCTTTACTAATCTTTAATGTATTATAAAACTTTTCTTAGTCGAAGAGGGAATGCTGGCATACCTTCATTTCCTCTTCTTTTGCTGTCTTTTCCGCTTTCTTTTCCTGAACTGCAGCAGATAGTATCTGTTTCAGTCCCTTGCGGGAGGCGAGAGGTTCCATCGATACGATGGAAATAAACTTATCTCTGCCAAGTTTGCGGTAGAAAGGAAGAAACTCCTTATCCACCAAATCGGCAGGTTCTCTAGGGGATAGTCTACCTTGGTAAGGCTGACCTTTCCCATCTACTACCAGGAAATGGCGTTTGCCATTTTCCTCATCTGATATATCAATGCCTCCGGAATATTTGGCTATGCTGAGTTGACTGCACAGCCAAGCCTCCTTGGCTATCACGATTGTTTTCATATACTAATTATTCTATAATGGGATAGAATTGATACTATGGCGAAGTTCTACCAGTTCCATTCTTGATAGCCACAAATCCTTATCGCCTATATAGACGTGATAGCGGTCGCCTTCTTTTAATATTTTGATATTCATATCTTATTTTTCAGCATTTAAATCGTTCTTGATTTCATCCCACATCGCCATTTCCACCTTTTTACCATCGAAGTGACCAACGGCTACAAGCTCGCCACCTTCCTGGGTAGCATCAGCAGAAGAAATAGCACTGCTGCGGATGATCATGATGTCAAACTCATTGATTGCATCGAGGATACTCTTCATATCGATGTGCTGAATATTCTCTCTAGCATTCAGACGGATGCGCTGAATATCAGCATCAGTCAGCTTAATGGACGTTTTCTCCTGCGCATCCCTCACTGCTGCGGTCTCCAGGTCTATGCGCTGCTGTTCGTAGGCATTGCCTATCAACTCTGCATTCTTAAACTGCGCTAAGAGATTGAGAAACTTCTTGAATTTTTCAGGTCCCAACGACATGATGGAGATTGCGAGGCTCTGCTCCAGCAAAAGAGTCTTACCCTTCACCTGCCAATGGAATAGACCGGAACGCTCCCAATCATTGAGCAAAGAAGTAAATCCGCTTAAATCTTTTAACGCATTTACTGCCTTTTTTCGCTTGAGCCTTTTTAAGATGAAGGCTACGAGAACTGCCCCTATCAGGATGAGAGCGATTCTTACTAAAATGGGAATTTCTACCATAATCTATATATTGTTTAAAGATGAATATTCCTGTTTAAAAAGCGCCCTATGCTCACGCACCGGGGAGGTGTAGGGAAATGTGAATAGACAACCCTACATTGCTTTTGCTTGTAGTTATACAGAATCAGCCTTTCGCCAAAGGCTCATCATGCTATGAAACATCTACACAAATTCAATAATTTAACAGTTAGAGCTTTAAAAATCTTCGATAAACTATATTGAATCTTAAAACATGAATTATCATTAATGGGTGATGAACCTGGTGCCGTCTACTTCGAGCACAAGAATATCGTTCACCACGCGGATTTCTCCGCTGTTTACGAACTGCACTTTTCTCTGATGGCGCAGAACATCTACCTTCAGACAGACGCATTCACCTTCATCTACATGCCCGGTCTTGGTGAGGAACTTGATGTAGAACGATTTGCGCTTTACGTTTCTCGCTGTCTGCGGATGAATATAGCCAGTTACCTGCTGTCCGCTACGTGGGTCTATCCACTGCCACTTCTCACAGAACTGACGAAGGTTCTGATAAGACTGATGATATTTTGCCATAACTCTTTTCCATTAGTTTATGAATGCTTACATCATGCTCCCGAAGTCGTGATAATCGTGATGACTCTCCTGCGCTGCATCTTCTGCATAAGGCGGGAAATCGGTGCTCAGAAAACGGTTGAGAATAGCATCTTTTACCTTCAGCTTATCCTTTTTTATCTTCTGGCGATGGCGCAAAGCATCAGGAAAACAGATGTTTCTCAATGGGTTTGACCAGTCGCAAGCATCATCACATGCCGAATAGTTAGGATAGAGCACCATCGAATAATACGAGAGCTTGCCCGTTGGCGTATCGAGCATCGGACCAGCTACGGTAAAAGCCTTTTCCTCGTTATAGAGCACCATGTGAGAAGTCTGTGCGGTTACGTCCTTATGACTCACATATAAGATTCTATCCTTCCACTCCTGCAGGTGAATATCAATCCAGTCTTCCACATTCTTATCTGTAGAGAACACCAGGTGGGTAATCCAACCTCGCTCAAAACACGTTTGCAGATAGTTGATGATATAGCCAGTGGCAGATGTTCTGCTTACGGTCATCGCCAGCACCATCACGCAGAAATGTTTTTTCGTTGTGCGGTTGGGCGTTGTATCTACCATATAGCCTATGGCGTGGAAGAATTTATCTACCAGCACATCGCCGTGAGTAAAAAAGCTCAATGCCCGCCGTGGTGCTTGCATCACGGCTTTGGGCAGTTTTTTATCCACGCAACAAGGGGGGATAAAGAGCAAAGTATCGTCCATAATCTTATCTCTATCTTATTCGTTCGATGTAAGTTTATTCTTCAATAATCATCGGCATGAGCAGCGTCAATGCTCGTGGTGATGACTCATTGGCTGTGATGACACCAGCGCGGCTCGGGGCGCCCAGATGCAGACAGATGGTATCGCTAGGGATAGGTGCCAGTGAGTCGAGCAGACTGCTTGCCTTGAAAGCGATGCGATGGTCTTCCGGACAAGTACTATCCGTGATAATTACCTGGTCGTTGGCTTCCATATTGAAGTCGAGGTCTCGCGCTGCCACATCGAGGAACATACCTTCCCTATTGAGCACAATCATGTTGCTGCTTTCACTTGCAAACAGAGCCACACGTTTTACAACATTTGCCAACTCACGTTTGTCAACTACCACCTTATAAGGGTTATTCTTTGGGATAACCGAGTTGTAGTTAGGATACTGGCCTGACACCTTCTTACAGATGAAGGTAATATCGCCCGAAGTAAAGCGCACCATGGTTTCGTTTGCCTCAATATCGATGTCCTCACAATCCTCGAAAACGGAAAGGGTTTTGAAGTAGGCGTTATGTACGAGAATCGTACCTGGTGTACCCTCACGGAAGAAATCGCTGCCGCCAGTCTCCGGATTGTTGGTATGAATCAGTTTTATGAGTCGGTGGCCATCCGATGCCACAAAAGTCACATCACTTCGGTCCTCGGCTACATCGATGCAGAGGCATTTCATCACTGGGCGAAGCTCGGAATCGGATACGAACTTACCGGCATGAGAGAGTACATTGCTGAAGGTTGCCATCGGAAGGGAGATATGAATATCAGCATGAGCAGGCTGCTGCGCACGAGGGAAATCCTCTGCGCTGAAATAAACCAGACTGACGTTACCCTTCTTTACCTTATCGCCATCGCCCGTGCAATACTCGATATTCATATTGTTCTCCTTATCCTGCGAGAGATCGATGGTAATCACACAATCAGGGAGCGTAGAGAGGAGCGAAAGCAGGTTGCCGATAGGCAGAACTACATCTTCCTTGAAGCTGCCATCTACGATACTGAGAGGCGCAGGGATAATGAGTTCCGAATCAGTAGTTCCGGATACAAAGAAAAACTTACCATCCTCCTTACGCTGGATAAGGAGCACATTGCTGAGTGCTACGATGGTTGACTTGCTGTCAATACACTTCGCTGCTTTCTGCAGAGCCTGGCGAAGCAATATAGATGATTGAGCTTGTATTTTCATTTTTATTTATTCTTTATTTGTGTTATTACGGACCAGCGATGGAATCGCTGGGAACGGAGTTTAGAACGGCAGATCGTCTTCGTTCGGCATATCTGGGTAGCCCTGACCGTCAGCTGGCGGAACATAGGCTGTGGCGTTTCCTGCAGAGCCATAGGCTTGCTGCGGATATGGCTGCTGATTAGCAGTTAACTGCGGCTGGAAGAGAGAGGCGATTCGCTTATTCATGCGGGTACGGATAGCCTTAAAGAGGTGGCTATTTTCATCGTTGAAGTCCTGGTTCACAATGTCAGGGTCTTTTTCTTTTCCAGCTTCCTTCACCTGCTCTACGAGCTTTGGGAATCTCTGGGCTACAGCCTTGACGTAATCAACCGAATAAGAAATCTTCATCTCGTGGGTAGGCACACTCTTGTTGGTGTCTCCACGCTCGGCGTTGCTCTGACGTATCTTATTCTTATACGCGTCATTGAAAGGGTCGATGATAACTCTCATCTTAGCCACCTGCTTACTTGCATCATTTTTAGATGCCTCTACTCTAATCTCGTTCACATCTAACGGAATGCAAACGTAAGGACGTTGTGCATTCTTCTCGTCGAGACCAATCAGAACCTTCGCTCCGTTCAGGGAGAGAAGGTCAATATTACCGGAAAAACTTGCCATATACTTATTATATTCTATAAAAATTCGATTTCTTTGTTTCTTCTTTCTTTGCCATTTTTGCTTTAACTTAAAGATGACCGATAGAATCGCTGGGAACGGAGACGCAAAGGAGTTAAGGTTCTTTTTACCTTTTTACCCTTTTACCTTTAAAAAGGCAGGGTATCTTTATCTATGCTATCTACCGTAGCTTCGGTGCTGCTGTTCTGCGCATTCTGTGCAGACGCGAACCTGCCCTGCTTGCGCTTCTGATAGGCATTCCAGCGGTCTTCCTCTTCCTGCGTGAGCTGCACGATGTTGCCATCATCATCACGGTATGGTAATGGGTCTGGGGCTTCGGCAAACTCCTTGGCTATGCGCTTCAGTTCGGCATAATCGGTAGGGATGGTATCTCTGCCTGGCCGATAGAAGAAGAACACATGCTTAGAGGTTTGAATGTAACGGATGAACTTCGGTTCTATCGTGTTATCATTCTCCCACTCCCTGCCTACGAAGTACTCCTGCGTTACCCATGCCTTCATCTTGAAGCAGTTGCGTTGCTTGTCGCTCACGTTTTCGAAGAGATGTTCTGGGTTGCACTTGATATTCGCCGATTCACAATACTTATGAATTTTCTTCTTGAAGATGGCTCGGCTATACTCCTTGCTCTTACCCTCACTGGCATCAGCCCAATCACGGATAAACTCATTGAACATTTCATCTGCGCAGATTGGGACTCCGTAAACTTCTTCCCTTGAGAAGAAGAATTCGAAGTAGCGCACACAGCTCTCCGTAATCTCCGAAATCATATTACGTCTTCGCAGGTTCAGCTGAGGAGCCTTGCTTACTACGTGATAGCGCATCATGAACTGCACGGCTAGTGCCGTGATGTAGATAGCCTGATTTCTCGCTATATCGGGTAACTTTTCTGGGTCAGGATTAAAACCCTTCAATATATCACCAGGCGAACGAGCCATCTTGCGCTTCAGCGTATTCTCTCGGGCAAAGCGGTTGGAGAATGCTATCTGTGGGAAACGTCCTGCTGTAGAATCTACTCCACCATCATAGGGGAAATTGGATGATACGATATGAAGAGGTGAATCCTTCAGACTGAGCGTTTTAATATCCGTTCCCTTACACTCCAGCGTAACACCGGTTGTTGCCATCACATAGAAGTAATCCATCGGAAAAGATTTCGGGCGGTCCTCCCAATGTATCGTTCGATACATACCTGGATTATGCTGTATCTCTCCTAGACTGAAACGGGCATCGGCAGTGGTGATGAATCGCTTCATATCGATGTTCAGTACATTGACTGCCGAACCTACGAACACACGCACTACCATGGATTTTCCAGAACCACCCGAAGCCTGCTTCTCGTCTTCAATCTGATCTTCCAGCAGATAGGGGATGCTTTGGCTGTCAGTACCCGACAAATCTCTGTAACATACCCTACCTATACCAGAAATCATATTTACGAAATGGGCATTGATGATTGCCTTGTCTTCTTCCGATAGCTCATGCTTGCTTCTATCTGCTTCAATCTCCTCCTGCCAAAGCACATTGGAGCAACCTCGCAGAATACGGAGCATAGGCCACAATTCTCTATCTTTCTTACCTCGCCAGTCAACATCCCATCGGTAAACGGTACCCCACTCTCGCAGGTCGTTTTTCATCTGACTGATTTCAAAGATGCTGAATACTGGCGAACCGTCCTCATTCTTCTGCGCTTCCTTCTGCACTATCTCGTTTTCCCTACGGGTATATTCATCACTTTGCTTGATGATGAACGGCGGGTCGAAATGACGCATGGTGAAGTCGTATGGCTTTCGGGCAGTGGCAGGGATGAAAAAGTTGCACTGGTCGTAACTGATAGGAGTGATATACTCCGGTGTTATCTTCAATGCCACGTTGCGGAAATAGAAATATTCTACATTCTCGCTGTAACCTTCCGTAAAATCGATGACGATACTCTGCAATCCTCCGGCAGATTTCTCTGAGAAATTCTTGTCTATCAGATTGGCGCAATCGCTCATCAACTTCTGTTCCTGCTCGTTATGTCTCCAACTCTGTTCGCAAAACTCCAAGAGTTTTTCCTTTGTTGCCTGTATGATGCTCTTTCCGTCGATGTATTCGACAAAGCATCGGTCGAGGTGGATAAACTGACCTACGAGGTCATTGCTTTCTGGGTCGATTTTGCGGTAATATCCGTGACTCGTCATAAAAAGCCACACCTTAGTAGGCGAAATCTTACAGGTGCAAGGTTTTTGCTTGCCACTGCGGGGGTCTCTCGGATATTCTATATCGAAGGGGTCGGTGTTCTTGGCTCCCCGAAGCTTGGAGAATAATGGCAGACGAATATCATGGTCGAACCGGAAATTGTCTTCATCAGACATACGATACGTGAGCATGTAATCTCTTACGCTCCTCGGTGTGCAACCATAGAGCCATTGCCAGCGCTGGTTATAGCGCACACGGAAAGACTCAGGCAGCATGGCATAACAAATATCACTGAATTTGGTGGCGATGGCACCGCAGTTGCGCTGCGATGTAATATCATTTGGATAGATCATAATAACCCTTTCGGCAAATCGCTTCATTTTCTGATATTGCACGCCGCTGAAATCCAGCTTTTCCTGTCTCCACTCCCCTCTTTCTATATACCAGAAGTTACCTCTACCTATAGAGAAGGCTACGTGAAACCAGCTATTCTTTTCAAAGAACTTGTCGCCAGCCTTATCCTTCCGTAAGGATTGCATAGCGTAATATACGCTCAATGCGTCTTCGGGTGTTCGGCAGAACACGATGTTCTGCGCCTTGATTTCATTGATCGGAATATCCACCTTTTCGGTGTGGAATGTTCCTTTCGGCTGGTAATACTTATCCAGATTCTCTACCCATATTTCTTTTTCTTCTGTATAGACCTCATCAGGCTGATATTTCTTGATAGCCGCATAAACGGCGGTATTTTCAGCCGTTCTGTTTTCGGCTGCATGAACAAACACCGGGTCCCCCATCAGCCATTTGCTCACCTTTCTTACGCTATGCTCCTCACAGGTGGAGAAGACGATAGGGTCTTGCTGTATGGCTGGACGGAAGAAGCAGCCGCAACTGCCTTGTGGCGCTATCACGTCTGTAGCAAAGCAGACGAAGAGAGGGTTCCAGGGTGTGCCGTAAATCACTTCACTTACCAGTTGTCCGTTTCTCACTACGTTAGGCAGCGTTACCTGGTCCACGGCATAGATGCGGAAATCTTCGTTCAACATCTTGGTATTGAAGTCCTTTCCGAAGCCGTACTGCGGAATGCCTTTTACAGATGTGACTTCGCAACCCAGGGCTGCAAGCTCCTGGGGATTAAAATCTGTTTTTGGCATAAAAGAGAACGTCTCTATAGTTTGTGGAGCGATGGTACGGTAGTCCATTTTTGCAAAGAGCATCGGCCATTTGGCTCTCGTCTTCTCGTTGTCGCCATATACCCTCACGATGAGGTCATGGCAAAGACGCAGCAGACTGGCTCCGTGCATCGGCAGTTTGCGCATGGCAGCATAAAGCTCTAAGGCTCCATAGCCATACTTGCCGGTCTTGGTACACATCCAGCGCAGGGCACCATGCTCTGCCTTGGAATTGTCTTCCACTCCTACACCGTTATACATACCGCCTCGCTCATTGTTGTATATAATGAGGTGAGGAGTCTGCTTTGCCTTGCCCTGATCGCCATCGTCTGCCTCTTCCTTCTGGCAGAGGGGGCAGAAAAAGGCTGTCTGTCCCTCGATGCGCTGCTCATCGGCAGGTTTTACGAGGAAAGCCATGTCAAGGTTGGCAATCTGGTTTAATATCGGGTGGAATAACATATCTTACAGTAAGAGTATTTATAGAGTTAAAAGAGAAGAGAAGGGAAGGCACCGCTTTTGACCATTGACCAGTGATAGAATCGCTGGGAACGAAGGCACGAAGGGTAGGCAAAACTTCAAGCGTTTACACCTTTTGCCGGCTTATATTCGGGCGAGCGGTCGGAGCATTTGTAAATCTGTGGTACTCGCAGGCTGAATATTCCAAGTGCCAAGACGCGGCATAACGCTAATCACGTCTCTCCTTAGCACAGGCAAAGATGCAGTGTACAGCGTAGTCGTGGGGCATTACTGACTCCCACTACCCTTGCATAAGAGCGTTTCCAGAATGCCTCCCCTATTCTCTTTATATCATATTGTCAAAGAAAGAAGACCTTCGGGGCGATACCGCCAAATTTCGAGGATGCCCCGCTTACCGCATCGATAGGTATTCCTCAGGCTTTTTAATCAGACTCTTTACTTATCGTTCCGAGACTGCGGTGGGGGGTATCAACTTATCAGTGAAGCTTTTCAGCGTCCACCTATCGCCCGTCCGGTCTTCCTGCCATTTTAACCGATGGCTCGGTTGTCTAACAAAATAAAAATCGGAAACGAAGTGTATATCGTACCGAAGTAATATCTTTTATTTCTTCATATCTTTATGTTTTATAAATTCAGAAATGTTTCCAGGCGATAATACCTTATCTTGCAGTTACAGATGGTTTCCATGCGGTGTACTATCATCTGCGAGAGACTTTCCATCGTGAGAAATTCGGTATCTAGACCGATAATCTGCACCTCCTGCCTCCAATAGATCTTGCCGTTCTTGCGGCGGCAACTGTGTGAAGGCGTGATAATCATATCTTCCACGCTGCCCGTCATCATCCTGCACAGATACTCGCAGGTATCTTTCAGCAGGGCAAAGGGCGCATAGAAGAGAAGGGTCGGAATATCATCCTTCAGTCCGCTCATCGTCTCGGTATAGGCGAAGCGATGCAGCATTCTGTATCGTGATAGGTTCCTATGCCTCTTCTGTATGCCATTTCGGTTAGGGATATAGGGCAAATCAAACAGTCTTGGCATAGCCTTCTCTTATCTTTTTCATCATCTGCCAGGTGGAGTAAATACTTCGCTTGCAGTCGAAAATCGGATCATGAGCAGCTCCTTCATCGGTGATGTCCTTATAGTCCGTAGTCAGGGCATAAGCCTTGTCTAGGTCAAAAGGCTCCTCGTTTGGCTCGGCTGCATCCCAGATGATTCTCGCAAGCTCAAGATAAAGCGTGCGATGATCTCTCAGTTGGGTATGCTTAATCTGGAACTTGATGCACAGCTTGTAGCAGATATATCTCAAGATCGCCACATCGAAGTCAGTACCCTGCGCCCAAAGGCAAAGTTCTTCATCACCGAGCTTCTTTTTAATATAGGCTATCCATCCGAACAGGTCGTTCACGACCACATCTATTGGCTGGCAGGGTGCCTCGTCGCTGTCATTGCCGAGCAAGGCAGCTTTTGCATCATCGCTCTGTTTGCTCCACCAGTCTGCCGTCGATTGATCGAAGGTGAAGCCATTCAGGAACATGCTCCTCAGGTCAATGTGAGCAGAGAATGTAGAGTTTCTTAACACACCATCACCATCCTCAAAGAATGGTGATTCTTTACCGTAGCGCTTCCACGCCACCGCGCCGATACTCATCACGGCAGCGGTGGGCGAAAGCGAACAGGTTTCTAAATCAACGGTTACATCTATCATATATGTAGTTATGATTTCTTGGCTTAACATTCAACATTGAACGCTTCTAAAAGCGTTCTGATTCCTTCCTTCTCCCATGGCTTCCAGTCGTCAGCGGTGAAACGCTTGATGATGGTGGTACGACTCATGCCCCGCTCCTCCATAAAGGCAAAGAACTTCATGCAGAGGCCATTGTTGGCTTTCTTCAGACAGGTGTAGAACACACCAGGCTCATCACTCCTGGCAAGTTCTGCCAGATAGCCTTTCTTACCTATCTCGTTGCCCAGCGCATCGGTTTCAACATACTCAGCCAATAGCTTACCTACTTCCGGTATAGCTAAAAACTGATTTTTGCAGTTGTTGATGCCCTGAATCTCCCAGCAGTCGAAACCTTTCTGGAAGAAACGGAGATAAAATGTAGAAATAGTGAAGCCCTTAACTGATAAAAACTCAGCTAAATTCTTCTTTTCCTCCACCGAAATATCATTTACCTCTAATGGAGTGTTTTTTCTACATATTTTTTCTATAATTTCCTTTGTCATTTCGATTTTATTTCTTAATTTTGGTGCAAATTTAAAGAATAAAATTATAGTTACCAAATGTTACCTATATTTTCTTTCAGAAATTAAGTGAATTTAACATAGGTTACGTATATTAATTAGTTTCGAGATAAACAGATTAGAGTTATTCACCTTTTAAATATAATTGAGCTATGAAGTACTTTTACAATTACAGCTTCCTCAACAAATGGATGGAAGCAAACAGCAAAATCACCAATAGAGAAATCATGAAGGCTATGGGTACCACGAGCAATGCGTGCCTCGATAGTTGGATAAGAATGAAGTCTCCACTGCCTACCATCTCCCTGCTGCGCTTCTGCAATGCGTTTCATGTGCCGCTGTCGGCTTTTATTGTAGATGCGGATAAAGACCAACAAGGCAGTGAAGGATGCTGCGGTGCGGGGTATGTATGCCCTGGTATAGATGACCAGTTTGAGCCGGATGGGGGATATATAGATAATGATGAGAAGCGCAAACAGGGGACGAGGGCGCTGCGCAATCCCCTCGATGTGGAGAGGATGGAGTCGGTAGTACCTGGGTGGACCAGCGTTGGAAACGCTGGGAACGGAGGCGCAAAGGGACACAAGACAAGAGAAGAGGATAAGGAGGCTGCTGCTGCACCTATGAATGCTGCTGCGCCTACCCCGATGGCAGAGCCAGCTGCAAACGCAGAACCGGACATCAGCTTGAAGACCCTTAACCGCATGCTTGATATTATAGCCGAACAGCAGAAGCAGATAGGCGATCAGCAAAAGCTCATCAGCGAACTCACCCACCGTCTGGAATCTCAGCAGCCTAGCTACGGCATGGTGGCAGAAGAGATACATCGTAACGAGGAATAAATGAAAACAGCCAGCTATCCATCACGGACGGCTGGCTGCGAATGTTTCAGCTTTAACTACTTTAAACCAATAACCTTTTATAAAAATATAGAAATAAATATATATATAAAATATAAAGAACGAAATATGATTAATGCTCATTTACTGCTGCCATCTTACGGCGAAGGAACTCCCTCTCCGTGATTGTCTGGCAGTCCTCGCTTATGCTCTCGTAAGGCACATCGGTATAGAAAAAGCCATGATGCAGGAAGAGGATAGGCGTTGTATTGCCAAAGGAGAACGGAAGCTGCACCTCCTTGCCTTCCTTGCCCTTCGCCATCTTAGGCTTGAACTGCAGAATAGCGATAAGAGCCGTTTCATTTACGATAGGCAGTGCCATCATCTCCTTCTCCAGGTCACTATTTTCATTAGGAACAAAGAGCGAAGTGCTCTGCATTCCGTCCTTGGTAGGAGTCTGAATGTTCGTCCAGCCTTCCTTGCTGATCGTGTTTTTGAACTCTACCATCGCCACACCACCTGCAAAGCCTTCGGGCGATTCGTAGTAGGTATCGGCTCCCTGCTTCTCTGCCCAGGCTCTCGCCTTCTCGCTTGCTTCACTACACTCAGCAAAAAAAGCCTTCAGCTTCTTGCCTGTCTCACTCTCCTCTGCTATCTTCAGATAGTTGTGAGGTCTGTTTTCTTTTTCCATAAATCCGTTTTTTACTTTTTTACCTTTTTACTTTTTTACCTTTAAACTGCCCTGCAATAGATAACCGGCTCACCACTCTCATCATTCTGCATGCGGAAACCCTGATAGCTTAACTCCTGCAGATAAAGAGAAAGCGGGTCGCCCAGCGGACAGACTATCGCCTTGAAGTACTCCCGAAGTCGGGCATCGTTAAACACTTCGCAACCGTCTACCCAATGATCCAGCGCCTTGTACTGACGGCAGAAGGCTTCTACCTTTGCCGGGATAACGAAATCCTGCAGCGTAACCTCTGCCTGCTCGTCGTTATCTACGAGGTCGTAATCATTTCGTTTCTTTCTTCCCTTCCCCATGGTCGGTATATTTATTAATTGCTGTAAGTACCAGAACTATCACGATAAGCAGAAACAGGGCAAGGGCGTTCTTTCTGGCTTTCTGAATCCAGTTAGCCTTTCTTGTCTCTGCTGTATTTTCTTCTTCCGTAGCCAATAAGCTATCAGTGGCCTCCCAATGGGTGCCCACATCATTGCGGCTACTGACGGCAAGGCTATCGATGGTTTTCTGCATCTGATTGATTTTCTGCTGCTGCATCTGCAATCGCTCCTCGTAGGAAGACTGGCAGTTATAACTACCCTTGCGATGTGTGGTGCGGTGGGTAGTCTTCTGCTTATTGCCGGAGGAATCAGTGGTCTCGGTAATCTGTTCCTGGATAGTTTCTTCATACTCGCCCGCCTCCGTAGACGAAGAAGAAGTATGCTTATCCTCGCTCACCTTAATGGCTACGCTGTCATTCACCATTACCTGCTGATGCACGCTATCCTGCTGAATAGCCGATACGCTATCCTTCACTTCCTGGTGGTTATCGCTAACCGCCCGCCGAGAGGCAGCACATGCCGTAAACATCATCGTCACTACTGTAATCAAGAGTAGTTGAATAATCTCTTTCCTTTTCATACGTTTCCATTTTTCTTTTAATGTTTCTGGTGCAAAGGTAAGAAAAGGGAAATAAATGAAGGGGACAAACTAAGAAAGGTAAAAAGGTAAAAAGGTAAAAAGAGTCTAACGGGATGGCGGCTTGCTTTTTACCTTTTTACCTTTTTACCTTTAACTTCTGTAGAATACCGGAGCAAAAGACCCTTTGCAATTGAAAAACTCCTTCGCCTTCTCTTCGATACCTAACTTCCGTATCATTTCAAAATCATCATCGCTGCACTCTACACAGAACCTTCCGTTCTTCATGCCAATGAAGGAAATGCGGGAAAGCAGTGATTTCTCAGCATCGCCTATAACGAGCTTGCAGAATGCCTTCCACTTGTCGGTACCCTCGCCTATCTTCGTCTTAATCTTGGAGGATGTAGGCTGCACATTCTTTTTAACGTCGTAAGCCTTCGCATCGAACAGCTCGCCCTCAGAATATTTTCCTGCCTTATGCAGTTTGCCGAGCGGCGTATAGAATACTTCAAAGGTGATATAATCAGGATTTCCTCGTTTTTTGCCATTCAGATAATGCTCTGTATAGTCGAAGGTAATATCTATCTCGTTCCGCTTTGCCTGCTCTATCAAATCAGCTTTCGCCTTATCAAGAACATCTTTCTTGAATCGGGAATATCTCGGATATTGATATACTTTTTCTTTTGTTTCCGGATTGATTTCGTAACAACCCAGAAAATCCTTCAATTCTTCGAGAGTAACCGATAAAGGGTTATCCAAGCCTTTCTTTTTCTTAGGGCGGTCTTTGTTCTCCATCAGCCAAAGATAAACTCTCGGTGTAACCCTTCGCTTACTGGTCTTTGCTACGCGAGCCATGTGCGGTATATATCCCTTGCTCAAGTCAAAAGCATAATCAGCAATAAAATGATTGATCTGCAAGTCGACGATACCTGAATATGCCCATTTTTCGGTTCCGTCCTGCATCTTCCATATTTTTTTAGGAAGAGAAATCTTATCAAACACCGGATAGAGGTCTACCACATTGTTCTTCTTTACATACATCTTCAGAGCACTTAGCTGCTCGGCCACAGGAACCTTTCCGTCAGCATACTCTTGAAACATTTCCTTATAATTTGAACGGGATGATACCAGGTCGGACATATCGAGCTGAATATGCAGTACATCGTCCTTCTGTTCTTCAGAAAGGAAAGGAGACTTAGGGAAAACCTTTTCCTTATATCTCATCTGGTCGTAATATTGGTTGATGCACCGTTGAAGTCGGGCGCTCACCTGCAACATAATATCCTGCTGCAACAGAGTGAACGTACTGCCCAGTGAAGCATAGGAGCATGGAGTCTTTATCCATCGCAAGCTGCAAAGCTCTTCGGCGGTAGGCTGTCTCTCCAGATCTTTAAACGACACCTGCGTAGAGTCAAACACTTTTTCGATTATTTTTTCAGCCATAACTATTACTTATATATATTTTCATTCTTTTATATACGAATATAATAAATAGTATAAGTATCAGTATAGGGGCCTCCAATTTGGCGGAAACCCCGATAAACACTATACTTTCGAGATTTTCAATGTACCAAGAACTATAACCCTTCGTACCAAAAACTATAACCCTTTGTACCAAGAACTATAACCCTCCCGTTTTGGTCTTTTTGTACCAAGAACTATAACCCTTCGTACCAAAAACTATAACCCTTTGTACCAAGAACTATAACCCTCGGTAAAAAGATTTAGTAAGAAGGTAAAAGACTTTAGTAGGATTTTACCTTCTTGAAGTCAATAGTTCGTACCAAAAACTATAACCCTTTGTACCAAGAACTATACCCTTAGGTACCGAAAACTATACCCTTAGGTACCAAGAACTATACCCCTCGATACTATTTCGGTACCTCAGAAGGTAAAAGACTTTAGTGAGATTTTACCTAAAACCACTTTTCTGTTTACCTGCAAATCTGACTTTTCGTTTACCTACTCTTTGCCGAAATTATCCACGAAATCCATAACGGCCTGTGCTGCCAGGTCTTGAAGACTCTTGTCGGTACAAGCCTTAATCTGCACCAGCTTGAGGTAATACTCCATCGGAAGTATCAGCTTTACGGTCTTCGTACTCTTCATCAGCTTAATATCGACAGCAGGAGCGATACGCTGCTCTGCTGCCGGCTGAGTCTCTGCCTTAGTTGTTTCTACTGTCTGCTCCAGGTTACTGCCCCCAGAAGAAGGAACGCTCTGTTCCTGCTCCTGCTCTCTGCCTTGCTCCAGGATAAGTTTGTTTTCCTGAACAATAGGCGCATCATCGAAATCTTTGTCAAAAGACTTAGCTTTCTTATTTTGTTTTACTGCCATAATTACTAATTTTTAATCATTAATCACTAATCACTATCCCCTACTCCGGCATACTCTCAAGTATCTCCTTCGTAAGCTGCTCATAATCGATGCCTACCCTGCAATAAGGCGCATACTCGAAGATGTCCTTATTCAGCGATTGCGCCTCTACCATCTTGGTATCTCTCCGGGTATAGGCATCGAACACATAATCACCGAAAGTCTCAATGAGATAATTCTTGAACTTCTTCGTCGCCTTGGTTTGGTCGTTACTCATCACCATCAGCAAGCCACGAACGGCCAAATCCTCATTCAGATCCTCACGGGTTTCCTTGATGGCGTTGATGATTTCAGCAATACCTTTTGTTGCCAAAGGTTCCAACTGCACAGGCAGCACGGCACTCGATGCTGCGGTCAGCGCATTATAGGTAAGCAGTGATAATGCTGGTGGGCAATCAATTAAGACGAAATCGAAAGCCTCTGTTATCTTCACCATACCTTTAATATTAGCATAATCGCAGACGGTTTCCCCAAAGCTGGCGTTGCAGTCAATTCCGTCACTAGCCAAATCGCCACCGTCATCAGTCATCAATGCCAGCGGTTTTGACAGCAACTTATAGAGTGCTTTTCTCGGCACAGCTCTCTGATTCAGGAAAGGCTCGATGGAAATCAATCTTTTTGAAGCTGGAGCCAGATATACCCCTTCTCTTACCTGATAGATAGGAACCTGCTTCTGCTCCACCAGTGCATCATACATGGTAGGCAATCCTCTGTTTGCCGTTTCGCTCCATCCGAAGAGGAAGGAAAGCGAACTCTGAGGGTCAAGGTCGATAAGCAGGATGCGAGGCTTACGCTCCTTCCCCGCAATATTCTGCCCAAAGTGTCCCTTACCATAACGACGCAAACCTGCAGCCAAATTCTGCACAGATGTAGTCTTACCAACACCGCCCTTGTGATTGACAAAGGCAAGAACTTCTTTCAATCTATTTTCTGCCATAATCTTTATGATGTATTAAATGTAAACTAATATATTTATTTCTAAATTCTAAACGCTGAATGGTACTAAAGTGCCAACGTACATTTGAACCAACGTACCGAGGTACTGAGGTTCTTTCGTGCATTTGCACCAAAGTACCAAAGTACTACGGTGCAAAAGTACTAAAAAATATTCATTTCCACAAATAATTACCTTATTATTTTTTAGATTTTAATCATATTTAATTATTAGTATTTATAATAGCACTTTAGTACCAAGGTGGAAACGTACCGAAGTACGAAAGTACTGAGGTGCAAATGAACCAAAGTGCAAAGGTACTAGGGTGTAAAAGAATATGTGTACCAAAGTACTAAGGTGCAAAGGTGCAAGTGCACGAAAGTACAAAGGTGCATTCGTACCATAGTACGAAGGTACTAAAGTACGAATGTACCTTTGATAGCGGACCAGCGATAGAATCGCTGGGAACGGGGACGTAAAGGGGTTAAGGTTCTTTTTACCTTTTTACCCTTTTACTTTTTTACCTTTAAATCAGAACTCCACCACGCTCTGTTCTTCCTCCCACGCATCATTGAGTGATACCGAAATGGTGGAATGGTGGTTATAGTAAGAGCCGCTTACTACCGTAACATGGTTGCGCTGCAAACTGATGTTCGATAGCTTAAACGAGGTGTAAGGCTCGGTGCTGCCCTTGCGGTTCATGGTGAAGGTGATGTCCGTAGTATAGCCATCCTTTGGCACCAGGAAATAGTAGAAGAGGGAAGAGGAGGTTTTGCCGGCATATCTCGTAACGTCAGCGATACGCAGGTTTGATACCTTGCCGGTGGCGGCAAAGGTCTGCCAGTCCCATTGTTTATATTCATCGAGCTGCAACTGCAGGGTACTGCAATCTTCCGGATATGTTCCGGTGTTCTTTACCGTCAGTTTCGCTACGATACGTTCCAGTTGGATATTGATACTCTGGTTCTGACCGACGCTTATACTCACGTCCTGCACTGCGCCGAAGCTGTCAGAGTTCTTCGTGCTCGTAAGCACAGCAGGAAGGGCACCATCGGCAGACACCGAAAAGGCAGTGTTATCTGCCAGACTCCATAACGAGCCATCAGCAGAGAGTAGGGTAGGGGTTTCGCTTCTCGTAGCTATCACCTTCAGCGTATGATTGCCGTAATCGAGACTCAGGGATGGTTCTGCGAAGTCCTCGGCATCAGCAGTCTGGTGCAACACCTGGAGCAGTTTGCCGCTTGCCTTGTCGTAATCGAAGATGTAGAGGTCGGTCATCGCCTTGCCGTTGGCAGCCAGCTCGGCACGCGTGATAGGGTAGGCAAGTTGTCGGGCAGACTGGCTCACGCTCACGTCATCGCCTTCTGGCGAAGTAAACCGCAGTCTTACCGTAGTCTTGCCCGTCATAGGCCGGCTGCCTCCGTTCTCTACTGCATCTTCCACATACTCGGTGCATGAGGTATTCATCATCATGCACGCTGCCATCATCGCAAAGGTGGTGGCAAACAAAAACTTCTTAGTTCTCATAAGCCAAAAATTTTAAAAGTTGTTATAGATATATTTTAAAGCTCTATTCCCTTTTGCATCGGCGAAACTCAGTGATATTTCGCCGATGCAATAACGTAGGGGAAAAACTATTCCATCAGGTTCGGGTCCTTGTCGTATTTGCTGGCGGCTTCCTGCTGCCATTCATAAGACTTACTTTTATATGCTTCCTCCTGATACTCTTTATCCAGGAACTCGTTCCACTGCTTTTTAAATTCATCCTGCACGAATCTCCTTATCATTCCGAGATACTTCTTTTCTTTATCATAGATGATACAGTTTTCCTTTTTGCGGTCGTCAGCATTCGGAGAAGTTGATTTCCTGAAGAAAACTCCAAATTCAACCTTAGAACGAAACAGCTTGCGGTATTCTATCAGGAAAGGAACTAGGCGGTCTCTCAGCTTTTTTAATATCTCCTCTTCCTCATCCTCTAAACCGCTAGCCGAAGAACGTAGAATCTCATCTAAAGACATTACTACCACATTCCTGTCTGTTTCTACCGTCAGTTCACAATACCAGCATTTATCTTCAGAATCTCCGTCAAAATAAAAGCAGTGGTTTATGAATACCTTTAAGGAACCAGTCATATTCGATTTATCTATATGGACATCATAATTTTCTAGATTAGGAATAAGTGATGAAATATATCGAGTATATCCAAAGATATAACATAGTTTCTCAAAAGGTATCGTTTCGCCACGATGGGCGATGACTGGGCTATCATCAAAGTCGTCCGTTGCACCTGCAGGGATATGCCAGTAGTCATCATCGCCGATATAATACGGATTGTCTAATCTATCTGGAATATCTTTATCTTTCTTCCATGCTATACCAACACGCTCACTCAATAAGCCATACTCATCAACGAAAATGGCATGATCATTATAAGGAATGGCTACTATTTCTTCATTATCTTTCATATTTTTAGTATTAAAATTATTCTTTATATCTATCTAAGTAACGCAAGGGCCTCCGGAATTAT